AAATAGGTTTGCTGGTCATATAGATCCTTAAAGTGGGTTTGATTAGAGGTCCTGGATATTTCGAGTATCGCGAGGCCACTGTTTATTTAATGGAATATAATTATGAAAACAATTGATCGTTCAATTACTGATATTATTGATACAGAATATTTAGAATATTCAATGTATGTGCTTGAGCAAAGAGCTATTCCATCAGTGTGCGATGGATTTAAGAATGTTCATAGAAAATTAGTTTATGCCATGCTTACTGAACATATAGGCAAAAAAGTAAAATTGGCAGATTTATCTGGCATTAGTAAGTTTAATTATCATCATGGCGAATCTTCTGCAGCCGGTGCTGCAGTAACATTGACCGCGGATTGGAATAACAACTGTCCTGTATTTACTGGTCATGGTAATTTTGGTTCTAGATTAGTTCAAGAAGCAGCGGCGCCTCGTTATATTTTTGTTACATTATCTCCTGAATTTAAAAAGTATTTTATCGACACAGAAGTCGCTCCTAAATCTTTTGATGAAGAGAATCCAGAGCCGGCGCATTATCTTCCAATTATTCCATGGGTTATAATTAACGGAATCTCTGGAATCGCCGTCGGTTTTGCATGCAATATTTTACCGCATTCGATTAAATCCGTCACTGCATTAGTTAAGTTGTATCTAAAGAATCCACAAAAGTTTCTTAAAGACCAACCGGTTATTCAGCCGACGTTTCCATATTTCAAAGGTGAAGTAGCTAAAGAATCCGATGATGGTTTGTCTTGGTCTACTACTGGCATCATCGAGTACATCGGCAAGTATACATTCAAGATCTCGGAATTACCGGTCGGATATGATCGCGAGCAGTATGTTAATATTCTAAACAATCTGGTCGACGCTGATAAGATTAAAGATTATGAGGACGGCTGCTCCGAGGATGGCTTCGGATTCTTAGTAAAAGTATCTACCGCGCAGAAAGAGAAGATCGATCTCGATCCGATTAAGTATTTTAAATTGCGCAAGAATCATACTCAGAATTTGACTACGCTTGGCGTAGATGGTAAATTGAAGATCTTCAAATCCGTCGCCGATTTGATTGCTTATTTTTGTGATTATCGACTACAGAAATTTGCAGACAAGATTCAATACGAAAAGAATGAGCTAGCTCAGAATATCGAAATCTTGACCGACAAGGTGAAGTTTATACAAATGGTGATCGATGGCAAGGTTAAATTCAAACAGCTTACTAAGCAGCAATTGATAGATTTTATCAGAGATAATGTGACTGTCAAAGATCACGGCAAAGCCTTTATTAATATACCCGTTTACAACATGTCGCTAGATGTGTTAGAAGGGCTCCAGAAGATGATTCGAGAAAATAATGATAGTTACCAAGCGCTAGAGAAAATAACACCTCTAACACGATTTATGGAAGTACTAAAATGACAACACGTAGAACTGTAGTGCGCAATCATGGCAACATGAATAAAGGCGGATCCAAAACTATTTTTAGATATGATTCTGGTGGATCTTTACAATCTACTACGAATGTGCGTGGTAGTTTAAACAATAAACGCGGTGGGATGGATAATCAATATACGATTAACACTGACATGGCCGCGCGTCCTAACGCTAGTAAAAGAAGTAATGGCTCTCTGAAGAGTAATTCTGGAGAAGGTGACGCAGCTTTAGGATTGGCTGGGCTGTTTCTATGCGGAATAGCATTTGTCATCTACTTAATCTATGGTGCAATAGTTTGGGGGTTTAATCTATTCGTTTCTATGTTCAGTGCCATTTTTCATCTGTTATTTTAAATAATTTGCACAAAGCCAGAACTAGTTTATAATTACTCCATACTCTCTCAAACAAGGAAACTTAAAATGTCTAAGATCAAGAACTCTCTTTCTCTCGAACAACTCGACGAGTTGTCCTATTCAGAAGAATATTCTGATTACATCATGGAAAATTGTGGTGGTGATGATCGTTGCATATGCAATGGTGACACGCTGCTTGAAGCGATGGAAGATAATTATCTGTTCGAAGCATTCGTTGCATCTTTTGTCAAATCTCTCGAAACCGGAACTGTTGTATGAATATAAATACTGGTCGTAGTGATGCGATTTGCTATATCGCAAAAATTGAAAATAAATACAACGCAAAATGGGTTGGTCAGTTTCCGCTGAAAACTAAATCAGGTAATTGGTCTTCCGATAATTGCGCCGATGTTTATTATCAGGAAACTCCACCCGTTGAAGGTTATTCTAACTACTTTGGATTGATTATTCAATGCGGAGAATTGTATATCACTTCTGCCGCATGCCTAGAGAACATCGAAGTAATTGGAGTGGTTTCAGATGATAACGAAGTGATTTATTCTCGTTATGACCATGATATGCGTTATTCTACAGATAAATCGGTTTGGATTGACGGCGGGTTTAGCTATATTCGTAGCTGCGTCGGCGCTAAACTTGTTAGTCTCAAATTAGTTAAAAACGAATTAATTTTAAATAAATGAACAAAATTGTGAACGAAAAGAAAAACCATTATTTGACAATTGTCTTTAAAGACCCGAGTCATGAATTGGTGCAAGAAGTAATTGGCGATGAAACCTGTGTTTTTATGTCATGGAATCATGTTCCCAATGAACGCGATCGGCTGGCAGAAGAACTGAAGGAATACAAATGAGATTTGTCGCCAAATATCTGATATACCCAGTTTTGTCAACTATGGCAATGCTGATATTCATCGTATGTGTTGGCGCATCAATTATCGAAGCTGCGTTTTCTCAAATGAAGATAAAAAGTGGAGTGTGAATAAATGAATATATTCGATGCTAGGCCTCAGACAGAGATAATGCGAGAAGCTCTTAGACCTCGTGGATCGGCGAATGTTTCTGTGCTAGATATGGGTAATAGATTCGTCAATTATGATTTTGTGCTAAAATGTATTGACGAACTAGAACGCATGCCAGTGAAATTTCAATTAAGTGGTCAAGCCAGCAATTTAGAGAAATTAGCATATATGCTTTTATGCGATTCTGCTGGTATTAATACGAATTGAAATTTGGAGTTTGAAAATGACTGATAGTGATGTTTTAAATTGGATTCAAGAAAATATGACGCAGCTAAGTATAACATTTGGCGAACAATTCGTCATTGGTTATCTAGATGATGAAGGAATTACTCGATATCAGTATGGCGAATCTTTAAGAGATTGTGTTATGAAAGCAAGTGCAAAAAATGAGTGAATATACTCCCGATGCTTGGGTTATCGTAGAAGTAAAATCCAAAGAGCATGGAACAATAAAGAAAATTCTTGCCGGATGGTACGGTGGATCAAATTCATGGAAATTGAGTTCAGGGAATCTGACAGAATATGTCGATGGTGATTATATCGTATTTCCCCAAGAATCCGGGTCTGTATATCGGTGTCATAAAGACGCTCAGCGAATGACTGGGTATACTGCACAAATTTATGCCGGATTTGTTAAGACAATCGCAGAGTCTGATGAAGAAACGACAATCGCAGTAGTCAATTATGAATGATTTAGTAGACAGATTAAGAATTCGCGCCAGGATTAGACGCGCTATTCCGACGAGAAAATCTGTTCTAGAAGGCGCGCCCGATCGTATTGCCGACTTGCTTGAAGAAGCTGCCAATGAATTAGAGAAGTGTTATAAATTAAAAATTGCTATTTTGAAAGAATGTAGTGGTGAAATAAAGTATGAATACGTCGATTAATAAATATTTTTACGAAGGCTTTAGAACTACTGATTTTAGTTGTGAGTGGTTGCTATATCTTGGTTGTCCGATGATCTATGACGGTGGACTCTGTGTTAATCGAACACCAGAGGAATTCGAACATCATTGTCCTTATAAGTATCATTTGCGATTGGAAGTCTGAAATGAATGAAACATTTCGCGAAATGTGCAATATTGTGACGTCGTGGTATATTTACGACTGCACAGAAGTGGAGCAGATGCTGTTTAAGAATTCTTCGGCGAATGATTTGCATGCGTATCATCATTCGCTTGGTACTAAGATTCGAAACTATTTTAAGTTATGGGAACGCAATTGGACTCCGCTAATGTATGATATGTGTGATCATTCACCAGATCATCCGGATAATCTCTCAATGAGAATCATACAAAGTGTTTGGAATGATCTGCAAGACTAAAGGAATATAATGAGCGAATTAGAACAACTTAGAAAAGAAGTCAACGAACTACGTGAGCGCATCGTTAAACTTGAATCTGGTGTCAAGCATGTCGTAGGCCCTATCACGACATACGAATTTAGAGATAACACCTATGTCCCGCCTGTATACAACCCACCATGGCCTAGCCCGTATTGTTGATTAATTTGCACAAAGCCAGCACTAGTTTATAATTACTCCATACCAAAACACAAACGGAGTAAATCATGAAAAAGAAAATTATCAAAGTTCCGGCAGCTAATGTTCAGATTGAATCGACAGAAACTGGCTTGACTAAAATTTCTGTTTCAGAAGGTTATTTCGGCGAACCCAATTGGGTTTTCTATGTTCCTCAATCGACTCGTGAATCATTTGGGTTCGTTCCTACCGAGATTGTTAAGTCTCGCATGATGCACGATTTTGGTGTTGAACTTGGTCATTACTCGGTAACTCTTTGCAAATAATTATGAATGGAGCGTGGAAATATAATGAGTGATTTTGTATTAGGAATGATATTTGGAGCTTGTTTCTGTTTTATGATTAGTTTGATTGGGTCGGCTGCTAATCCAAATTCTTATAGAAACATTATTGAGCGCACGATATCGGAGTGTGAAAAAGATTTACCACGTTCACAAACATGCGTTTTAAACGCAATACCCGCTACGCTAAAATGAAACGCACTAAACTTTTTACCTGCTGGACTGACTATCCAATTGCTGAAATTCCTAACAAGAAGATTCATCATGTTCAAGTCATCTCTTATGACGGCGATAAATACGTTACTGTTCGAGTTATCGGATATGATGTAGTTATGGAAATTAAGAGTGGATATCTCTATTCTAATTGCGCAACTTACAAATATGCGAAGTTTGTTAATCGTAGAAAAATTTTACGAATGATCAATTCTAAGCTATAATTAAATTTTGGGAATGTCGTCTAATTGGTTAAGACTCAGCACTCATAATGCTGCAGATGACAGTTCAAATCTGTCCGTTCCCACCAAACAAAATTCAACTCTCTTTAAAGGAAATTTTATCATGCAAACAATGTCAATCACGCGCGGGCTCACTGAACTAAAGCGTCTCAATTCTCGTATTGAGCACGCCATCTCTCAGGGAAAATATGTTGCCACTACTCAGGGTGCCAATAAATTCAAGAAAATTCTTGGGTCGTCAGATTCTCTAGAGGCGATGACAGCCAAAATTCAGGCATCGTTTGATGCGGTGGATTCTCTGATTGAAAATCGCCAGGCGATTAAATCGGCAATTGTGATTAGCAATGCTCAGACATTCGTGACTCTGATGGGTTGTTCTATGACTGTCGCCGAAGCTATTGAGCTGAAGTCTACGGTTGCTTATCGTAAGCTGTATCTAGGGACTCTGCAACGGCAATTCATTGCCGCATCTACTAGTGTAGATAAAGCCAATTCTCAATTGGATGTCACTATTGACACGCTGTTGACTACAGTCTACGGAGCAGATAAATCCAAAGCTACGCCAGAAGCGTTCCAAGCGGTCGCCGGACCACAGCGCGAACAAAAGCAATGTGAAGTATTTGATCCTCGGAAAATTGAGCTCAAGATCGAGCGGCTGACCGAAGAGATCTCCGTCATCGAAGCCGAGCTAGATATCGTATTGAGCGAACAAAACGCTAAATCAATGATCACTATTTAAATTTATCTAATAAAAGTTTAAGCTGAATTTCCGAATAATTTAACCAAATTAAACGTGGTTCAATTTTTTTCGGAAATGTGATTTTAAAAATTTGATTTAATAATTCTTTTTGCGTATGATTAGTGCACAAATTAACAACAAATGTTTTTCTTTCTTTAGAATTTAAAGAATTCATTGTAATATGTTTGCTTAATTATATAGAAATAAGGTGAACGATTATCATGTATCATATATTACCTTTAATAAATAGATTTTTGGGACAGCTTGGTTGTTACCTTACTGGGTTGATTAAAGTCCTAAGTTTAATCTTACCATATCTATTTATTAAAATGCTAAATGCCAAGAACGTTATCGAAGTCTAATAAATAAAGGAGTTGGTTCGACATAGACGAACAAAGATAAATTGAGTGTTCTTTGGTGCTTAGAACTAAAATTAGTACCACCTATACTTGGATGTATACGAACTAACGTTTATAGTTTATGCTCTAACGAGCGTGCCATATCAAAGTTCAAAGATCAGAGATCATAGGTTAACGGTTAGAAGGTCAACTTTTAAATTGTCAAGTTTTGAAGATTTAAACGCCAAAGATCCTTTAAATCCTGATTAGTTGTTTTTGCGCACTCTCGCTTTCTTTGTACTACAGGCTGTTTATGTTGAATCAGCTCCTTTTCTATTGTGACATTTGCTCTCAAGAACAGCATAGATAAAGCTGCCAACTAAGAGCGTTATGTCACAATAGAAAAGGAGCATGTCATGAAAGCTAAAGGTGTTACTGGGTTTTTGTTAAAAACGTTTGATCACGAAAAACAGCATTTCAAATTTGTTTTTCGTGTATACGGAGATAACGATGATTTCGAAGATTTCGATATCAATCACTATGATCTAGAAGTTACCATCGTAGATGATGACGCACATTTTATCAACGGACGAATTGATTACGAGGATTAAACATGTATCTTGCTTATGTTAATTTGCAGACTAAGAACGGCGAAACAGTCTTTGCTATCTTTGGAAATGATTCCGAGGATATTTACCAAAACGCATTAAAATTTGGAAGTGATCCCTATTTTGTTTCTGGGATGTATCAGCTTAACGAGGATTGGTGATGCAGCCAGAAACGTTGCTTGAAAAACGAATTTTTGAAATAATGAATTTAACTCCTGACTCAATGTCTATATGCGAGGCTATCGTGCGTAAATGCGCTTACATCGCAGAAATTGAGTCTATTCGTGGTGATGGGATAAGTACACCGGAAAAAGAGATCAAGCGATACTTTGGCTTAGAATAATTTGCACAAAGTCAGAACTAGTTTATAATTGCTCCATACCAGAGGAATTATATGAAAGTAGTCGGCAATTATCATGATGGCAAAATGTTCTACGAAAACCAAGACAAAAGTGGTCGCTGGGCCAAGGTGATGGTTACAAAACTTTCTAAAAAGAATTTGATTACCTGCGCTATCGGAGATGCTCGCACTTACTCTGCATTTGAAACCTTTGATGTCGAAAAGCAGATTCATGGCGCAGAGATTGCTCGCCGTTGGGTTGAAAAAGCGTGGTATTGATCAAATAAATTTTATGCGCCCGTAGCTCAGCGAATAGAGTAGTGGTCTTCTACACCATTTGTCGGGGGTTTGAATCCCTCCGGGCGCACCATTAATACGAGAAAATTATGAGAGTTAGTTATTGGTCAAATTCTAGTTTCGCCGACAAATTGCGCAAACTAGCTGGTATTTCTAAACAACCTTCATCAGCAACTTTAGAAGGCTGGAATGAATACGAATCTGAATCAAGAGCGATATCGCCTACTATGCATGCAGTAATAGAATTTCTAGACAAAGCGCAAGCGCTGTTTTGTTGGATTCCTGATCAATTTGATGCCGCTGTTTATTATGTAGTTAATGTGAAAAATGAGTCGCAGTATCTCAGAACACGAACTAAGCGTGGTCAGTGGTCCGATTTAGTTACAAAGATTCCTGACGCGTTAATGTTCTCTGTTATAGATTTCGTCGAGAAGGAATGCTTCTGGATGAATGTTATGTGCACAGAAGAACCCGGCATTCTAAGAGATTATGCAAAACAGTCATACATTAAACGTAAACTATTTTCTATAAAGATTAGTGATTCTATTCGTGGTCAAGAAGGCATTAAGTGGATAGAATGGCAGATTAAAGCTAGTGAAGGATCTTCTGACGAATATTACACTCCGATTATCGAAGCATATAAATTCGCCAAAGAACGTTATTTCAAATTCGATGCCTGGGAAGAGTCTGGTTATAATGAAGCCGAACGCGCCGGAGTATTTGGCGCAACTATTTGGACTAACTCAAATAAAGAAGATAGATCCAGATTCTATAAAAAGATTGAAGAGCTAGAAGCCGAGTTTGACGATCAAGTCACTCTGCATTGCACAAATATTGTAAAACATCGTAAAGGATTGTGGACATGAATATAACGACGTTGCTGAAAGCTGTAAACTATGATAACAATAGAATAGTTTTCACTGATTACAAAGAATCATATTTTCTAAATAAGCTGAAGGGCGTATCACTAGATTCTAAGATTTTTGCAATTTTTGATCAAGAAACTTCTCAAGTTTATTATGTCTATGCGACGTCTGGATTCAAACCCTTGTTTCATTTTATTGAAGATTGGCCTAATAAATGCAACACGGAATCGGTTTCTGAAAAAGAGATTTTACGAGTGATTCAGACTAATCTTGAAAAAGAACCAGACGAATATATCGATTTTGAAATGGATTCAGATGTACTAGCTGGGATTGACAAATTGGCTGCCGACGTCGATATTACACGAAATGCAATGCTTATTAAAGTTCTAACCGAATACGCAAAGAAAGTTTTAGAGAAAGAAAATGTTTCATAATTCTCCGTTTTATTCGCCAGAAGTGAATCTTGAAATTGCTGTTGGAGAGATACAATTCAAAGATGAAGTTATCAAGAATCTTCGTCAGCAAATAGTCGCATTAAGAAAATCATTAGTCAATTATGGAATGAATGAAGCATCGATATTCAAACTATTGAAGACATCAAAATAGTTTTGCAGCTTTTAGCAACAACGATTGCGATGTCAGATAAGTATGTACTAACACAATTGGCGTTAGAAAAAATTCCAGATCTACAGCGTTTATGCACACCTAAAATTGGATAATAAATGAGCACTTTTATCGCAAGCGATCTCCATCTTTCGCATCACAATATTTTGAAGTATTGCCCTTCTCGGCGTATTGGCCAAGACATGCCAGACCACGAAGATCATATCAAGAATATGATCAATAGAATGAATGAAAAGATTATTTCTAATTTTAATTCTATGGTTCTTCCGGGTGACGATGTTTATATTCTCGGTGATGTCGCCATGTCAATCATCGCCCATGCCCCGCCGCTGATTCGCCGTCTAAATGGCAATAAAATGCTAGTAGCCGGGAATCATGACAAGACTCTACGCAAGCTGATTAAGAATTCTAACGGTGAACTGGATGATCTTTTTGTGTGGATTAAAGACTATCATGAAATGGTCTTTAAGACAGAGTCTGGTAAAAAAGTTATGATCTGTATGTCTCATTTTCCTATGTCACATTGGAACGGGATGAATACGGGCAATATAATGCTGCACGGGCACCTCCATGGGCTATCTTCTGGTATCACTGGACGCATTTTCGATGTCGGAATTGATGATAATAATCTCTACCCTCATCTACTAGACACAGTTGTTGAAAAGATGCTAAAAATTGATGTAATCAGAGACCACCATGAAAATGACGCCTGAAGAAAATCAAAACTATATCAGATCTGTTATTCAGAAATACGCAGATCTTGAAAAAGAAAATGCGCGATTGCTTGCCGCGAATCGATGGGAATCCGATATTGCAGAGCAAGCATTGCAGGAGATTGCTCGTTTTAGAGCAATCCAACCGACTCTGTGGTTTAATGAAACTACGAGTTCATTCACTCATGAGATCGCGATCTTTAAAGATTGGCTAGCTAATGGAAATACTGCGTATCCGTTGTACAAGGAGACTAAAATTGAATGATTTGACATTGATGACCTGCGCTTGGCTGGTTTCATCTACGACAACGTGGATTTTTACCGGGATTTTTGAAGCAGTTGCGTTAATTACACTATTGACTATTTTTATGTACTCATGTGTGTATTGGATTACTCTATGAGCATTCAGACATCATGTAGCTTAATGGTTGGCTTACCATATCACGATATCAAAGATAATATGGGTCTGAGTGAGTTACTCGCGAACGGGATACTTGAAAACGGTTCTTCTTGGTATGATTCTTCTTATGAAGACAATATCATTGGGTTTCGTATTATGACATGTGATTCGTATGATCAGCTAGATCTGATGACTGTCGGCGCTAATTTTGAGGCAAAGTCTAAAGAGTTTTACTCGCTGACCGGTCAGCATGGCAATCTGTACATGACGCTTGACGTGTTTTAATTTGCACAAAGCCAGAACTAGTTTATAATTGCTTCATACACAAACAAGAAAACTTAAAAATGAAAATTTTGATCTATACAACATACGGCTGCTTTTGCTTCACGTCTGAAGCAAAAGCAAAATTCACTGAATTGACTGGTATACCACTGGACAGTGCGTATTCGGAAGAATACAGGACTAGTCCTGTAATGATTAAAATTCTTGAAGATAACCCAGAATTTGCTGGTAATTTGAAAATCGTCGATGTTCCTGATGATGTAGATTGGGAAATTGAAGATTATGACGGTGTCGAGTGGGTTGCCGAGAAGCACAGGACTTGGAGCTAACATGATTTACATGACACTAGTACGCGGGATTCCGGGCAGCGGAAAAAGCACAACGGCAAAACATATTTTGTTTCATGCTCGCTCTGCTGGTCGAGAATGCATGCATTACGAAGCAGATATGTTCTTCGTAGATTGCGATGGCAATTATAATTTTGATCAGAATTGCATTGCAGATGCTCATGATTGGTGTAGAGATTCTGTGTATGAATCTTTAGCTGCCGGCGAAGATGTGATCGTATCGAATACGTTTACTACGATTCGTGAACTTCGCCCGTACTTCAACATGGCCGCAGACTTTGGAATTATTCCACACGTCATCACATGTCAGTCAAACTTTGGTTCTATTCATGGTGTTCCGGCCGAAACTATTGAAAAAATGAAGAATCGTTTTGTCTATGATTTGTCTCTGCTTTTTGAAAGTTTAACATGCCGAACAGAACAGAATTGAACGAGTTATATTTAGATGCTCACGTGTTGAAGCAAGTCACTGAAGAACGTGATGAGCTAAAAGTAAAGCTAGAAGAAATTCAGGAACAAGAAGCTGTAGCTTGGCGCTGGGCAGAAATCAACTCATCTGGAAAAGAACATTGGTTTAGTTGGACTTCAGATTGGGATCACTATCAACGAGCTATTGATCTGGGATGCAAGATCGAGTATGCAGTACCTATAGTAAAGGAGAAACTTGAATGATTGAAATCACTACGCCGGCCGGCGTAAAGCATTTTGTTAACAAAGACGCTATCGCGCAAATAACGGTCGCTGGTGTTGCCAGCCAATGGCATGGAACCCGTTGCTATGTAAAGTTGTTCGACGGTACCGTGATTGATTGCCGAGATACTGCAAACGAAGTCGCGTCAGCAATAGAGAAGTAGGCGTGAAATATTTAGTTGATGAAGATTTAGCGCAATCTTTAAAAGAGTATTTACAAGCGCATAATGAAACGTATTTGCTGCAACAGCTAAATGAACTAGTTCTTTCCGATATATTTGAAGAAAATGCATTGTTACACGCAGAAATTTCTAAATTAAATCGTGAAAAAGAAGGTCCAGGGTTGTTTAAAACGTGGAAAGACATGGCAATCTATGAAAGAAATCTGAGAGAAGACTATGAAAAAATTATACAAAGTAATGGTTCAATTTGAATATGTTCTCTATTCAGAAGAAGGCCGAGAAAACATTGAAGCGTCAGAGACTGCGTCTGACGCATTTCGTGATCTGTCAACATACGATGTCATCGAAAGTATAGAGCCCTATGAAGGCGGAATATTTGGATGGGATGATGATTCTATTCCGTACGGACAATGTCATGACGCGCCGATCGGCGTATTGAAAGCTATCAATGCTTAAGACTAACGTAATTTATATTCATGGCTATAAGCTGGTGCTGACCTGTTATGGTTGTCCAGAGCAATATGACGTGTTTGACCCAGAAGGTGATCAAGTCTGTTATATTCGGCTTAGACACGGAACGGTTAAAGCGCATTACCCCGATTTCGGTGGGGCGGTGATTTATGAATGCAAAACTATAGGTGATGGCGTATTTGATCAGAGCGAACGTTTGTTTCATATGTACTCGATTATAGCAGATTTACAAAAACACATATTAAAAGAGATGCACTCGTTCGTGTCTGGTTATGATTAATTTTCAATTCCACGTTAATACGTTTGCAAAACCCAAGTTTAAGTTAATGCATAGCTATATGTGTGCATTAACGAAAAACAAAACATTCGAGTTTAACTGCTATAGACTAACTAGTCGATTGTTTGAATTTAGCGGAATATTGAATGAGAGATTTAAAGATCATGGTGGTTATATTTTTACATTTGGGCTTTTTGGATTTATAATTGAACTCTCTGTTACAGATAATAGACACTGGGATCACTTAACTAATGATTGGGAAAACGATGATGGAAAATGATGTAGAGAAACACTTGATTGAGTTGCATAATGAAACTTTGAAGAATATGTCTGATGAGTTTCAGCAAAAGATTGAGTTGTTGCAAAAATATTTTAATGAGAGTTTAGAAAAGAATAAACTGATCTTTGATGATTGTGTTAATCGCGTTATTCGCGAGAATTTTCGTCTAGAAGAACGAAATACCGAACGAGACAAAGCAATGTCAGTCGAATATTCTAAAATGATTAAAAGCAATTTAGTAGCAGCTACTGCACAATTGATTGCTCAGGGTCATGATCCTCTGACCGCCTGGCGCCTCGTTAATTCTATTATGAAATATGAAACATGATGATGTAAAGTTTTATCTCGATGTTGCTAAATTAGCCGCGTCGAGATCTAAAGCAATTAGATTGAAGGTCGGCGGCGTTGTAGTAGATTCAAACTCTGATCTGGTTGCTTTCGGATATAACGGGACGCCTCGGGGTTTTTCGAATGAATGCGAACGCAAAGAATACGCGGCATACGCCGATCGAGGATTATCTGAGTATTTTCCGTTGATAGACAATAAAATTGATTCTACACCATATCGGTTAGTCACTAACGATAATGTAATTCACTGCGAAGCTAATTTAGTAGCACACGCCGCTAGGAGAGGAATTTCAATCAACGGAGGGACGGTATTGCTTACGCATTCGCCCTGTGAGCATTGCGCATCTCTTTTATATCAGGCTGGCATTAAAGTAGTATTTTTCATCGAGAAATTTAGAACGTTTGATGATATGTTTAGAAAATTTTCCAGAAATATATCATTCTATCAATACGATGAAAAAGAAGATACTGTGAAATTGCTATAGTAATTAAATAGTTCTTTAATAAACGAGACTGTCATGACACCCGCAGAATTTGAACCATATAGACTTAATTATGCATCGATTGATAAACAGCATCTAGAATTATTCAATCACATGGAGCGTATAGTTGAGTATTATTCTGGCCACTATGATAAAGAAGTTATGCTTCGCTTGGGTCAAGAATTTGAATCACTGATTGTTGCGCATTTTGATCATGAATCGGCTCTTATGCGCGAAATGCAATACGATGTACTTAACCCTAACAAATATAATGCGCATGAGCTCGAGCATAAGTATACTCTGTCAGAGATTAGAGGATTCAGCCTACGGCAGATCATAGATTTTGATGATCCGTATCCGATCAAGTACATCAGCGATATATTAGCACATCACATTGTTAATCACGATAAAGTTTTTATAGACTGGTATTTTGCACAAAAGGCTGGTCTGTGATAGAATAGCATCTTTAACTGGTGATCATGACATGGCGAATAACCATTTTGCACAAAAAATAGCTTCTGACGAGTTGTTGGATACAATTTTCTTCTCGTCGAGTAGAAGGGCTTCTAAGACCCGTTTACCCGATTCAGTAGTACTAACCATGGATGATTTGAAAGTGTCTATAACGACGTTTAAACACATCGTGGTGGGGAAACGTCGTTGCAAATCAGTATACGAAGCTAAATCTGAAATCATGAATCTGTTTGCATAATTTGCACAAATGATCGAGTAGTTTATAATTACTCCATACTCTCTAAAACTCAAAAGGAAACTCAAAATGGCAAAGCAAACAGTTTACACGATCGAATCTACTTCCTATCGCACCGGCGCATCGCACAAGATGACTGGCACTCTTGAAGAACTTTGCCAGTCTTTTAGTTATACTCTTGAATGCGGGCACAGCTATCAACATGAAAAGGGCAACTCGAAAATCAACACGAAACCCAAAACCATCAAAAGCCTTATTACTAACATCAACAATGCAGAAACTAATCGTACTGCTAATGGATGCGCTTCTCGTTATTTCTCGCTCATTTAATTTGCACAAACGAGCGACTGGTTTATAATTACTCTATCGAAACTACAAAAGGAAATTTATTATGTCACATGAAATTACAATCCGCAAGAACGGTAAGGCCGAGTTTGCATACGCCGGCGATAAGGCTTGGCATGGTCTTGGAAGTGAACTGACTCAAGGTGCTTCTATTGAAGACTGGATTATGGAATCCGGCCTGAATTGGGAGATCTTTGAATCTCAGGTTTCGTATGACACCATGGAAGGCCAGAAGCATAGCGCAGAAAAGCGGGTCTTGTTTCGGTCTGATACTCTTGACATGCTTTCTATCGTTGGTTCTGGCTATAAGTTGGTTCAGCCAGCCGAAGTCCTAGAATTCTTTCGTGATCTGACTACGATCAATGGCATGTCTCTTTCGGCTGCCGGGTCTTTGTTTGGTGGAAAGAAGTTCTGGGCAACTGCCAAGACGAATCATTCTACTACTCCTATCGTCGGCGATACGACAGATGGTTATTTGCTTTTTGTTACGTCATGCGATCTGACGGTTTCCAATACTGTTAAATTTTCCAGCACTCGTACGGTGTGTAATAACACTCTTAGCGTAGCGCTGAACGATGGAAATAAACGAGTCGTAAAACAATCTCATCGTTCGGTTTGGGATCCTGTCAGCGTCAAACTTGACATGGGTTTGCTTGATGAATCGTGGTACAACTTTAGCGAATCTTTGAAGAAACTTGCAGAACTTGAAGTTTCTGACAAATATGTTCGTCAATACGTGCAATCTAAGGTTTATATGCCCGGCATTCCTGTCGAAGATCAGAATATGGCTCGTGTTAAAGAAGCCGACAAGCTTATTGAACTATACAATCATGGAGATGGTGCTAATTTTGCCAAGGGTTCTGCTTATGGAATTCTTCAGGCATTTACAAACGCCGGAACGCATGGAACCGGTAAGCGGGATCCTTCTGCGCAGTTTATGACGAACTTTTTCGGAAAATTTGAAAAACTGAAAAACGAAGTCTTCAACGACATGATTGCTCTGCTTGCATGAAATTTGCAATGTTAGTTCTGCGATTGGCACTTCTGGTGCCTTTTGCAATTCTACTTTCTCTGTTATGCAGAGTATCGATTAAAGAGAATGTATCGCGAGTGATCGATCTAGAAATATGTCATTTTAATTTACACAAATGACAGACTAGTTTATAATTACTTCATACTCTACAAACAAGGAAACTTAAATGGCTTGCAAAGCAACTCGGGATTTTGTTACTACATTCGTTAAATCTGTAAATTTCGTGCTGGCTAACTCAGTCTGTTCTGCCGATGTCCGGCAAGGCGAAATTAATGTAATTTCGCAAATGTTGCATGCTGCTAAAATGTACAAAGGTTTTCGCTATCTGATGCTAGATCAAGTTCCTAATGGAGAATTGCCTGGTATCGTAGTTCACGGCACTGTGGAAGCAACTCCTCATGAAGTTCGCTTCGCAAAAGGATGTGTTGATACAACACGCATTGAATTTTTCATCTAAGGAATTTGTTATGTCTAGGAAATTTAAAATTGGTGATCGCGTTATCTTTGCTGCAGGTACATGCCGATCAGACACCGGTACCATTACTGGCTATCATGAGGACCATTTCGAGCGCGCCGATCGTTACTGGGCAAAATGTGATTCTGATGGAAATGTAGATCATATTTCCAGCGAATATATAACTTTGTTATCAGAAGAGCCGTCACAATTCATCCCGACGAATTCTCCATATCAATTGACCGCAATGGAGTTGATGTATAAAGCAGCGATTTTATCGATTGAGAATGGTGATTTTGACTTCGCTTCTAAAATTTTGAATGTTATTCAAGGAAAATAATTATGTCGGTTTACTCTGTTATTCAAGAGCTTGCTTCTACTCGGTCAGGTAATGACAAGAAAGCCATTTTGCAGCGCGAAGTTGATAATAAAGATCTGAAAACGTTTTTTCGACTAGCATTATCAAACCAGATTAGGTTCTATCAGAAGAAGCCAATTAATTCTACATGTAAGTCAGTTGGCATTGAACTGCGTGATGCAATGCAGCGTCTTTATGATAATATTGCAATGCGTAGTATCACTGGAAACTCGGCACGTGATTACATCGAAGATCTTTTGAGTTGGGTGACCGATGAAGATGAATTCGTTCTTAAACTGATTCTTCAGAAGAAGTCAGGATGCGATATCGGATCTGCTATTGTTAACAAGATCTGGCCGAAGCTGATTCCAGATTTTCCATGTCTATTGGCGACAAACTATGATGATAAGCTCGGTACAAAACTATTTGCTTCGTCAGATCTAAGCATCGCTCAAGTCAAATCCGATGGGCTTCGCGTTAACATTGTTGTTGATGAAGAGGGTGGAGTTACCTGCTACACTCGTTCTGGAAATACTCTCGAGCTATTTGGTGTATTTGACGTTGTTGGCCAATGCGTCAAGAGTGTAGTTATCGATGGTGAACTTCTTACAATTAATAAATCTACTGGAAAGTATAATCCACGTACCACGTCGAACGGAATTTGCTCGAAGGCTATTCATGGGACTATGTCTAAAGAAGAGTCAGAGCAATTGCATATGACTGCTTGGGATATGATTCCGCTTGCAGATTTTAAAGCCGAAAAGTCTAATCTCATTTATACAACTCGTATGTATGATTTACAGAACATGCTGCGGAAAAACCCTCAACTGGCTACGCTGATCTCGCTGATCGAAACCAAGCCGGTTAAGTCTATCGAAGAAGCTAATGAGTACTACCAAGAAGTTCAATCTCGAGGTGAAGAAGGCATTGTGCTTAAGTCATCTAAGATGCTTTGGGAAAACAAGCGTTCTAAGCTTCAGCTAAAGCTAAAATCAGAGCTTATCTGCGAACTGCGAGTAAAAGGTTGGCTGCCCGGAAAGGGCGAATTATTGGGTAATCTGGGCGCGTTGCAATGTTTCTCCGAAGACGAGAAAGTTGAAGTTAACATGTCAGGATTCTCTCTGAAACTGAGATCTGAGATTTTCGCCAATCTGACTGGGCAAGCTGTCAAATATGGGATGGTTGTTGGAGATGAGATGAAAACCTTTACAGCATATCCCGGAGATTGTGATATAAATATTGATAGCATTATTTCTGTCAAGTACAATGGCAAAATCAAAGCTAAGAATTCAGGTGTTTACTCATTGTTTTTGCCACGGTTCGAATGTGTACGCAACGACAAAACCTCCGCGAATCTGATTGAAGAGATTCTATGACATGAACAAAATGAGTAAAGAAGCTGGCAAGGGATCGGCGCCTCGAAAGGGCGCCGATCAAAAGAAGTATGAAGAAAATTATGAAAAGATTTTCGGTAAAAAGAAACCCAAAGAGAAAGAACCAAAATGACTAAATTTGTATTTAAATCAATCGACGAAGAAGCTACGACAACCGTAGAATTTGAGACCGATGTCTGGATTAGCGCTTTTCCGCAATTTCTAAATTTGATGAAAGCGACCGGATTCACTATCAGCGATCGTGCAGCACTGTATAGCCCTGGACTCTCGGAAGCTGTACACGGTGATGAAGAGTATTTGCTATTCGATTCAGATCTGGTCGAGAATCAAGACGACGCCAAATGCTGCGGTAAATGCTCTACTCCGAAAGCGAATAATGATCACAGTTCATGGTAAGGAAGGTATCTCTGCAACGGTGATTGCAGACTCGATCACTATGTTCGGCCAACGTATGACCACGTTTGAGCTAGTGTATCCACGATTTATACACGCCGAGCTGATGACGCATCGCATGTTGTCTAAGAATGCCGCCAGTTCTCGCGCAGTTCCATACGCTGTTAATGCAGAATTAGTCACCAATAAGCCGGCTATGCCAGTGTATTGGGGCAAAAATCAACCCGGAATGAAAGCTAAAGAAGAACTAGAACCATTCGTGATTGAAGGAATGAAGGGTGTATGGAAAGCTGCACTACGAGCAGCTATATCTCATACATCGGTGATGAATGATTCGAGTGTACATAAACAAATTGTCAATCGTTTGCTCGAACCCTGGAGCATGATGAAGACCGTTATTTCCGGGACCGAATGGAATAATTTCTTTTGGCTTCGAGATCATCCAGACGCGCAGCCGGAATTCGCAGAATTAGCTAAGCGTACTCGAGAAGCAATGCTACACTCTACTCCAAATAAGCTCAAATGCGGAGAATGGCATCTACCTTATGTGCCATATAAACACGGCGAGTACTGGGTAGATGAAGAAACTAATGTAGATTTAGAGACGGCAAAAATTGTATCTGTTTCCTGTTGCGCTCAAGTTTCTTATCGTAAATTAGACGAATCGATTGAAAAGGCTAGAAAAATTTACGATATGCTAAACATCGGATCTTCTACTAGTCCGAGCCACGCTAGCCCGTTAGAGCATCAAGCTACGCCGATGATGCCTCCATCATACGAAGAATTTAAAAACATTCAGCACTATGTTAGCACATGGGAGAATGGCATTACGCATACTCGACGGGATGGTTCGCTGTGGTCTGGTAATTTGCAAGGCTGGATTCAGCTGAGGCAACTGACTTTAAATGAAGCGCGCTGGTAGTATTTTAGTGTCATTTAGAGAATACTGTGAAGTTCTCAGCGAGCTCGGTATTCTCGATGACGACGAAGATTGGGAATTGTATAAACAGCAGGAAAAGAAGTTTGAGTTAGACGAAGTTGGAGAAGAATTCTGGATTAATCTGCACAAAGCCAGAACTAGTTTATAATTGCTCTATACTCTAAAACAAGGAAACTTAAAATGCGCACATATGATGAAATTTGCATAGAACTTGGATACGACAAAAATCTAAAATGCCCTATTACCGTAGAGAAAACCATTCATGCTTATAAAAATGGAATCTGCGCAAAGTTCGATACCATTGAACAAGCTAAGAAATTTTCTACAAACGTTTCACAAGAAGTCGATCTAGAATCTAAAGCTGCCTATGATGCTTGGTGGAAAGATCGTACTAATGCCGAAGCAAAAGTAGTTGTTGTGTGGGAGAAAGAATTTCGTAAAGAATTTTCTGAATTGAGTGATAAACTTTTCAATATTTGCTACGATGAAGCGTATGATCGTTCTCACTCTTATGGATTCGATGAAATGCTTAATACAATGTATAACGTTGTTGCTTTCGCCAACGATATTATGAAAGCACAAAATGAATAAAGAACTTTTGGACGCTCTAGATCAAAATGGTCTAGTAGAAGTTGTGTTTTCCACTAAAGGTGGTTCTAAGAGAGCAATGAATTGCACTCGAAAACTGGACGAGATTCAATACTCGAAACGATCAGGAATTGATAATCCCAAATTGAACGCGCCGCTTATTTGTTGTGTGTTTGATTGGCTCAATGGTGATTGGAGAGCTTTTCGGTGGGATTCTGTTATTTCATGGGAAGTAGTTGAATTGGGTTATGATGATTAATAAACAAAATCCGGCGACGGAATCAGAAACAGAAGTTTTGAATCTGATTACAGAAGAATGCGCCGAAGTGATACAGATTATTTCTAAAATAGCTCGCTTCGGATTTGATAGTTATCATCCAACAGATCCGACTAAAGAAACAAACAGAAGTCATCTAGAAACTGAAATTGGCGATTTGCTATGCTTACTAGAAATTGCTAGTGATAGAGACATATTTGATCTGATGGAAGTTCAGAAAGCAGTATTTGCGAAAAAAGAAAAACTTAAAATCTATTCTAACGTTTTTAATGAACAGGAGTAAGTATGAGCGAACCTCGTTGCAAAGTTGGTCAGATGGCTTTCGTAAAGAAAGCAATTCGTAAAGAAAATGTAGGTAAAACCGTTACATGTATTCGATATCTGGGTTACCATTCTCAGGGTGATGTCATCGAGATCTCTGGTGAACGGTTTTTAGCCATTGACACCGATCATTATTGGCTTATTAGAGCGCATTCTCTAGAAACCCAGTACGGCTCTGCCATAGAAGCATATACCGTGGATTCTTGGTTACAGCCGATAGAACCTCTCAATGATGAAGACTTGGTGGAAGATAAAGAATTGGAAGAAGTATGAAATTCGTTTTCTCTATTCTGTTGTGCACTATGCTGTCAGGGTGTTTAGTTACAGTCAGTAGCCATGTGCGAATTCCAGTAGAAGTTCGACCTTATGAAGTCAGGCGAGTGGAAGTTTGGAGGCCGGTGCCTCCACCTCCTCGATATCGCCGTCATTATTAAATAATGATTTAAGGGATTGAATCATGAAATTACTAACGATATCTTTACTATTATCTGCGGCGCTTATAAGTGGATGCGAGACTTATCAAAATAAGTATTACGACACTCAAAAAAGCATTGCAGAAGAAAACACTAAAGTTGCAAATGCTAAATACGAAGCTATTGGTAAATTAGCGGCTGGTGGAGGCGATACTGCCAGAGTCGCTGGCATAATCAGCTTAATGTCTATGTCTCAGCAATCTAGTCAAGTACAACTTGCTGCGCCAAAATCTAATTCTGATACCGTCTTGCAGTATTTGAGTGTACTAGTCCCTGGCGCTGTTCAGAGTTATGGAATAGCTAGAAATGCCGATGTCGCGATCAATTCGTCAATAATGGCTCGGGATACGGCAGTGTCTACAAATGCCACGTTTTTGGGAATGTCTAGTAATATACAAGCGCCGGGTTCTATCACCACCAACACGCTTTCTGGGACCGGTAGCCTAGGTTCTGGCACGTATTCTATTGCGCCATCCCCGGTCGTAATTACGCCGGTAGTTCAGGTAGTTCCGACCGTAGTTCAGCCGACAGTGATCACCCCGGTAATTCAGACTCCACAATAATTTGCACAAATGATGTTCTGAGTTATAATTACTCCATACTCCAAAAACAACCAAACGGAACTTAAATGTATACATTCTCAAACATCGAAATCTCTGATCTTTACAAAGACGTTTATGGGTTTCGCCCATCGATGGCATATCGCAATTGGTGGGAATTGTTGACTGATGACGACAAGCAAGACGAATGGGATCGTCTGGTGAATAAACTTTGAAAACTGGTAGGAATTATTATGAATTTATTTGAAAATACGTTTGGCAAGACGCCGGCGGCAATGTATTTAGTTCGTAAATTAAACGAACTAAATGATCCGATTGTTACTAAATCTGTATCTCGGAGAATTGTTACTACAAAAACGCATGTCGCGAATTTAGTTGCTGCATATCAATCTGGAGTATTAACGCCAAAGACGATGGCTAATACTTTGCGGCTAATGCGACTAGAAATTACCAAAGATGAATTGTACGCGCCAGAATTCATATATCGATTGGCAGCAAATGTTCAGATTGGCGCAATCAAACAAGCAATTCGTTTGGCACAAGTTGCTAGGAAAGCCGAAACTCGCATGAATAATGTTGCTCTAACTTCGACAGAACCAGATGGGTTATCTGGGTTTACTCATCACTGGTATGACTATGTTTCTAAAACATATATTAAAGCTGGTCGGAGTGTTGAACAAGAACGTATGATAAAGATATTCAAATTAGACGAAGTATCTGATGTAACACCGGAACTTTTGCATGATCGATCACTTCGTCGTTGTATTCGGTTAAATAAATCTCACACTAAAGGAAATGTATGAATATTAAAGAAAATGATGGTATCGTTAAGCTAAAGATGACTGAGTTTGAATTTAGCGTTATTTGTTCAGTACTTAGCCATGTACGAATGGGTAATGGAGAAAATTCAGAAGTTATTTTCAATCTAATGTCTAAAGTTGAAGATTTGTTTGGTCCTGATCGCATGACGTCAATCCCTGTTACTTGCGATGTAACAATTGCGCACGCGCTTTTTGACAATGAGTTTACACTAAATGTTTAAAAAATGAAACCAATCATACTAAGACGAGAATCAGATAAAAATAGATTGAAAGAGCATTTGAATGCTTTTTCCGAACATGACAAGTATCTTAGATTTGGCTATAGTGTTAACACTAGTAGCATAAGCAAGTATATTGATTCGTCATATCTGAAGATTAATAACATTTGGTTGGCCGTTTTAGAAAATGATGAAATAATTGCTACTTCTCATGTCGTCATTGACCCAAGTAGTTCACTGTCTGAATTCGGTTTGACGGTAAATGAATCTAAACGCGGTCTTGGAATTGGTAAGACGTTATTCGAGAGCGGTCTAAATATATGCAAAGAAAATAAAATAAAAAAGATTTTGTTATTTTGCCTTAGACAGAATGCTGCTATGCGACATATCGCTACTCGGTTTGGATTGATATCAAGCACCGATGGTGATAATGAGGTTAGTGCTCATATTGACTTAGTATATGATATATGATATATGATTATGTTATTAGATCAAATATTTTGGCTAGCGTAGATGTGTTCAGAGATAATGAAATAGCTGATTTATATAAATCAGTTACTAGATATTATCCGTCGGACGAGTACATGAAGTGGTGGGAGTCTCTTCTCGAAAACGATAAACAGATCGAATGGGATCGTTTGCAAGACAAGCTTAAATTTGCACAAATGACTAACTAAGTTTATAATTACTCCATACTCCAAACAAACAAACGGAAAGCGGAAAATGATTAAATTTAATGAAAAAAGTGGCAAATACTCTTTCACGAGCTCGACTGGCAAAGTCTACTCTTCTGCTAACAAAAAGTATGTCGAGTATCAATTTGCTCGCAATGGCGTCCAGACCGAAATTAGCGAAATGATTGAAGAAAAAGCCGAAGAAGAGTTTTCTATCAACGAGCGTTTTGACTTCATTTCAAAGTTTGTGACGATGGTCTCAGACAAGATTCAGCCGGCAATGATCATTACTGGTCAGGGTGGCTTGGGTAAGACGGTCACGGTTAATAAGGCACTTCAGGCGATGGGATTCGTCGATGTTTCTAACACCGAAAACTTCATTGAAGGTGAACGTCTTCCTTCTAAGCATTATCGCGTAATCAAGGGTTATTCTACAGCCAAGTCGCTGTTTCGTACACTTTACGAGAATCGCGATTCGATTCTGGTTTTTGACGATTGCGATTCAGTTCTTGCATTTCCCGATGCGGCTAATCTTCTCAAGGGAGCGTTGGATTCTAACTCTGAACGTATTATCTCTTGGAATTCAGAAGGTCGGATGGGTGAAGATGATCTGCCTCGTTCTTTCCGATTCACTGGTGGCGTTATCTTTATTTCGAATATGAATAAAGACAAGATCCCTCAAGCTCTTCGCACACGCTCTGTCTGCGTGGATGTTTCGATGACTCTGGAACAGAAAATTGAACGCATGGAATTCATCGTTAAAGAAGATGATTTTATGCCAGAAGCCGATATGTCGATCAAGACTCTTGCGATGAAAATCGTTAAGCAAAATAAAGACAAGGCTCGTGAAGTTTCTATGCGGTCTCTGATGCAAGTTGTTCGAATCGGTATGAAGTTTACTGGAAAACAATTTGAAGATATGAGCAAGTATGCTCTTTGCAATTGAATGGAAATGACTATGTCTGCTTTTAAAGCTATTTTGACAATGCTAGTTTTGACTGGGTTGTTCGGGTTCGGGATCTTGTGGATTCTGGATATGAACGCAACATATCGATTGCAGTTAATTAAGACGGTGTTATTCATTATTAGTTGCCTGATTCTTTCTACAGGCGTTTTGTCTCTTATTGTTTTGCTATTTTAATATGATAAACATTCCAGAATCATTAATTAAGTCAATTGCTAAGTTAGCAAAAGAATCTTCTAATGTTGATTTCGGATATATTGAATTGGAAGAATCCGATGTATATGAAGAAATTATTAAAATTGCGTTGCTTGATTATATGTCAATCGAACCCGAAGTACGCGAACTAGCTCTAATGGTCGCTGTAGTGAATCTAATGACTCAGATCACTATCAAACAGCTTGACCAAGAGTTACTACAAGACGAACGTTAGAAGTGCTCTAACACGTGATTTCTTAATTTGCACAAAGCCAGAACTAGTTTGTAATTATCTCTACCAAAGGAACTTAAAAAATGACTGTTAAAGAATTAATCGAGATTTTGTCTAAAATGAACCAATCGTCTGAAGTTACGATTTGGAATTGTGAATGGGATTGTCATGACCCTATTAATAGTGTATCTGAAAAACAGACTCAAGATGGCGAGTCTGTTGTATCTTTTTCTTAAAAGGCTTGTATATGAATATCGATGTTGAATTGTTAAACGCGACACTTAAAGTCGGAGTCGTGGTGGTATTATTTACCAAACGCAATGGTGAAGAACGCAATATGGTTTGCACCAAAGATTTTACTCGAGTACCCGAAGATAAGCTACCGGCTCAAGATTCTATGCCGATTGCGGTGAATGAAGACGTTATGCGAGTATATGATCTAGAAAAAGCCGATTGGCGATCTTTCCGTAAGGATTCCATCATTAACTGGGATGCAGTTTAATGCATGCATTTCCAACGATCAAATCATTCTTTGCTCCAATTTTGTCTCAAGAACTACCGCCATCAAAAGTGTTTGTGATCAAAGACGGATCTCTGTTTAGAGTAGAAGCAAATGAAGTAGCTGTTATTGACCAAACACATTATTTGGTTGACGTTACTAATAACTCGGCAGAATATGATTATCTACCGAACATGCCCATTATTGCAAGGAAGAAAAATGTCTGAACAAGAGCTCAAAGAATTGCGCGAACGCAATGAAAAACGTTTGATTGAAGCAAAGATTAAATTGGGCGAAAAATGGCTGATGCACCCTGTCAATCGCATCTACGGTAAACGGTTTACTAAGAGTTAATCCAATCTTCGACAGACATAACGCCCTCAATTTTTTGAGGAGTGTAATTAGAAGCTGCTTCTGTTATTCTGAAAGCTTCTAAACCATCATCAAAGAATCCGAATGGGGACATATTCTCGCGAATATAGTCCTCATTTTTTTGTGCCAAAATTTTGCGAATATTTATGTTAGTGATATCGGCAAACAGCGTTTGCTTGGTTAACCAAGCAAACAAGAAAAGACATGCAGTCAAGTCGTCATTAATCTGAGTATCCGATGCGGAATAAGATGCTCCCTTTTGTTCGTACACTGCTAATTCTTTAAGAATATCATAGCTATTCAATTCTAATTGATCGCTTTCTATTAATTCTTTTAATACCGAGCATCCGATAGATTTTACTTTCTTAGTAGTTCGAACTCCAGGATAACCCTGACCCTCGGTCATTTTCTCATGATGGCTAAAATACACATTTGAATACTCGAATTCATAGAAAATAGTATTTGCTATTTCCTGTCCTGCGTCGTTAATCTCGATCAAGCAATACGCATCATTATACTGTTTGGCAGTATTGTAGATCATGAATGGATAGCTCATCAATCCAATCGTATTGTCTTTAAATGTAGCTACTACTTTATACGGAGTGGTAGTGATATCAATAATGACGAAAGCAGAATAGTCTAAGTGCTGACCTCGAGAAGTATCAACCGTGCAAACATAAGCATTTCCTTTGATCGGATCTACATATATCTTGAGTTTATTATTTTCAAATGATGGGTCTTTGAATGGTATTGTTGCGAGTTTTTGGCCGTCGATCAGTGTTTTAGATGAACCAGAAAACTCGGTCAATACTTCTTGCGCAAATTTAATTGGCCCAAGATTCTTTTTTTGTTCTTCAAGCCAAGTTTCATCGCGATCTGGATTTTCTTGCCAAGTTATTCTAACCGGAATGAATCCATTTCTATTAGCCTCGGCATCTACCCAGATCTTATGAAATACATTCATACCTTTGGGCGTAGACGTTATGAAGATTTTAGTTTTAGTACCAGAAGAAATAACTGGGAAAACAGACGCCAGAAAATCTTCTGCAATGTTATTAGGAATGAACGAAATTTCGTCGATGTATACTTTAGAACAGCTATTTCCGCGGATAGCATTCGGTGATGTTGCAGATGCAAATATCTTTGAATTGTTGTCTAGTTTTATAGATCCTTTATTCCATTCAATTACTCCTTGCTGAAGCCAGAATGGTAAATTTTCATATGCGAATTGAATTCTAGATAAGATTTCGCGCGCCATCGCTGCCTTATTGGCCAGAATAGCTATGTTTTCATCGGCGTTAAAAAGTACACACCAGAGAAAATACGCGGCAGTAGTAATCGTATTATGTGATAGTATGTTATTGGTATAATATGTATGATCTTCTGAATCTACACTTAGATCATACATATTCTCATATATGCCAGTTGCTAATACTGATATTACTTGATCATTTCCAAATTTAGTCTTGATAAACTGATTTAAAGAATCCTTGGCAAAAATCTCATTACCACAGTAATCTATTAATATATGAGTATCCGCACATTCTAGTTTAATCCCAGATCGTGTTAAAATAGAATATATTTCATATTCTATAGTTTTATTTGTAGAAATAATATCACTGTAACCAGTATCAGATTCTACTTCCCATTCTGATATATTGAACTGTTCAACAAATTTTCTACTGATTGTTTCTGATAATTTCATTTTTATTCTTTATAGATTCTCTTTATTTTCCGTAGAATCGTTACGATTCTACGCTTTTCATCTCTAATAAATTTTTCTTCAATTCTGCATTCGTTACATTTCTGTTTGCGGTACGTCTGATAATCGAATATTTTGTTGCATTTTACACATTTCATGAAATTCGCCTATAGTAACAGTTAATAACTCGCCGGTCTCTTTGTTACGTATATTTATTAGCGTGTCAAACTTGGTGCACTTGCCATATTGTCTGGGTGCAAGAGCAACGACTTTTCTATTATTATGCAGTGCATCGATTAATCGTTCTTGATATTCATATAAAGCAAATGGGACCGTTCCTTTGTCTACGTGAACGACTTTTACGTATGTCTTGATGAAGTATATCGGATCTTTAGAACACTTGATGTACTCTTGAACTTGATCTAGAGTATACTCTATCTGTACACCGGCCGCCTTTAGACTAGCGTTTCCAAGATAGTTCTGTGGCTTTCTGCTGATCATACTTTAGTCAATTCGACACTTCTAGAATATTCATTGTGGTCCTCAATGAGAGGGTATAATATTGCTTTTCCACCCAGTGGGATTTCTTTCCATGCTTCCATTTTTTTGGCATCATTGGGATTAAACACAAACGATATCAGAACTTCGCCATTAGATGGAATTATTCCATCGTTAATTTTCATTATAGTCTGCGGTATCGGCTGAGCTAAAACACGACATGCCCACAATTTGCCGGCCGGCAAATTACTTAGTTTAAGCTGAACAGTCGCTCCGATTGAAATAGTCGTCGAGATAATATCATAGACTGCGCCCGTCGGTGCCGGTGCCGGAGTCGTCGATGTAAATCTGAATGTGCTTGGAGATCCTGGCGGCACCCACTGCGCGCACCAGCCGTCCATCTGACCAGCCGTCCAACCAAAATACGTATCTAACTGAGAATTAGCTATTCCATTATCTCGTGTATAGTTGTATAGAGCTTGCTCCATGGTGATGCCCAGTGAATTTCCTGTCTGCGTAACCAGATCGACCAAAGCTTGCTTTTGCGTAGACGTAGCCGGAATTATAGGGTTTGCTGTCCACCAGGTAGTAGACGTCGCAACCGGCGCGGGCGCAACACCGGCGGACGATGGCCAAACTTCTTTAGAGGCGACCATCGTTGTGCCATCAAATATTTGTAATCTAATGCTACCTGTTGGCAATAGCGCAGGTAACGTATATGATATCTGATGAGCTTTAGTAGCAGACACTGTTTCTAGCGTTAGTGTAACTGTCCCTGAATTCGCATTTCTATATTTCAGTATAGGTGTAAGCATTTTGGAAGACGTTTTGTCCGCATTCATTACACTAAGAGCCCATGTTACATATCCACCGCCGGCGCTAATATTCTCGGTCTGGCAATTTAGCGTCCACGATGTAGACCCAGAGACCGTAGCAGTTCCGGGCAGTATTACCGTCGTGTCGGGCGTATATGGCTGTAGCGGCGTTTCGGTCGGAGTAGAAGTCGGCGACGGAGTAGGAGTAGTAATTACTAGCGGCGTCGGGACTACCACATCATCTGGTAAAATCGGTGTATCGTCAGGCAATATGACCATCGTTGTAGCCGCGGTCAGATCTTCTTCGTAAATAGTGTATTTGTTTTTAGCTTTTCTTTTTACCGATTCGGCAGCCAGCTTATCTCTTAGACTCTGTGAAATATATGGATAGAGTATGTTATAAAAATACTCGTATTCTTTTGTTTCTACTTTCATTTTTCACTACCTTCTTTAGAATCACCATAAATGTCGGTTAGTGAAACTGCCGTAGAAAAGTCAATGACCGACTTGTTTGCCTCTGCCAACAATAGCAGATTTGGTTTAATGAACGCGTTTAACTGAGCCATCGTATTAGCGTAATTAGTATCAAATGTGGGAAGCTTAGCGAACGTATCAGATAATCCGTCTGCGTTTCTATCTTCTTTAATCAGAAATACATCTCTATACACAATATGAGCATCAAGTATGGCATTTAGAGCCGATATCTTAGACGCGTCAAGAATACCATAGAAATTCTTTATTTCTACTTCTGAAATTTCGGTTGGATTTAGATCTTTGGCAGATTTTAATGCTTTTAGCGTGGCTGGAGCATTCTGCCCATCCGTGTTTTGCAGATTGACCAACGAGTTGAGATGCTTTTCAATCTTAACTGCCAGATCGTATAACGCTTTAAGTTTATCTTCTACTTTGCGCATTTTAACGACTGCTAAGCCGCATTCTTTTGCACTGAAAGTTGGCGGCGGAACGGCTACTGGAAATGTCGCGGTGCACGTTTCGTAAAGAGTTTCCCAATCTGCAGGGATAGTGTCGACATTGAATCGCGCCGTCTTTAGATCATACTTGACGGGAAATGATTCTGGCTTAAGCATCTCGGTAATGGTCTCCGAATACGCGGCCAGGCTGACACTCTCTTTGAATGGTAAGATGTCAGCCTTGTTATAAGTAAGTGCCATTGATTTTATCCACAAAAAACATCGGGTGAACCCGTCATAACTTTAGATCCGCAAACTATTGAATCACCAACTCTGCCCAAAGGTAAGTTATTGACGAAAACTGTCGGAGCGCCGTCTTGCAGAACTGATTCATGACAAGATCCGCTACAGCAATGAGTAGCCCAACTATCACCGACTCTATGCGCTCCTAGATTATTTATTATCACGTCGGGTGACGCAGATATGGCAGCTCTAGACGGGAAACAGCCATGGCCAGAACATGTATCTGTCAGACGAGCAACCGAGACTCCACCGCCTCCACTGAATGATTCATTTTTAGCTAGAGCGGACGCAGATACAGAATACGCAGATCTGGTGCTAAAAGATCCCTCTTGAATCTCACTAGTCTTGGAAGTAGTGATTGAGCCTATTTCTGCGTTGGCTCGTACACCGCTAATGTCTAGATCTACGTTAGCTGGTATTCGGATTATACCGGTTCCGCTCTCTGCAGAATTGCCGAGTAGTTCTAGACTAACAGCACTGGACGTTCCAAATGATGATACATTACCAGTAGAACTAACAGACGATAGATCTATCGAGAGCCCGCCGACAATGTTTTCTATCTGTGTAGTGGTGCTGACGCCGCTGATAGAACTAGTGCAGGCCGACGAAGCACTAACAAAACCGGCCTGAGCTAAACTTGACGTATTTGTTAGTGCAACACTCTTGGCGTTAGAAGCAGTTACATTTCCGTCTGCAAGAGTCGCAGACACTCCAGATAACGCGGCATACTCGACTAGATCTACGCCGACCGATCCGGCAGCTGCCGTCGCATTAACCGTATATACACTTACATCAAAATCTGTTTGTAGATCGACAGAGCCACTTTGCGTATTTGTAGACACGCCCGAGAGCACTTCAGACGAATCTTGTGTAGTAACTATACTGTACAGTGCTGCAGATGATTGTAGACCCGTTAGACCCACCGAGACGGCGCTGCTAGCATCTACAGAACCTGCCTCTGCGATCGCAAAGACTGTAGCTATGCCGGTTGCGCTGTTTTGACTAGTCGATACAGACCCTAGCGTAGCGGAAGTAGAACTTCCAGTCAGAGGTAGATCAAATGCAACTCCTACAGATCCGCTAGTCGGAGTTGCCGCCACTGTGCTAAGAGTTATCGAGACTGTCGCAGAAGCGGAAACAGAATCTACTTGAGCCGTTAGCTGATTGCCAGTAATACTATGATCTACTGCCGCCGTCGTAGAGACAGAACCCGGAACACCCGTCGCAGACGCTGTTGATATTGCAGTGTCGACTATTGCAGAAGTAGATATAGACCCGATACTACCGGTGGCGTAACTTCCGCTTAGCAGGAATGCAGTATCATATGCTAACGATCCGATCTGACCAGAAGCATAAACTGTGCTAATGTCTAGAGATACGCCAGAGATAGCAGATATAGAACCTGGCGCGCCGGTGGCAGAAACACCATCAATTCCGATCGAAACAACGCTAGAAGGTGTTAAATCGCCCGCTCGAGCTTCTATAGAATTAGTAGATAGTGCAGAGTAATAATCTAGAGCTACTCCGACGGATCCTGTTGTCGCTGTCGTAGAATTACTAGAGATTCCGGCGATGTCAAATCGAATTTCTCCGATGTTGTTTGCGTTACCAGCCGTCGAAATACCAGTCAACTCGGCAGATACAACGGATATTGTATTAACTGAACCGACTTCTGAAGTTATCGATTCACCAACGATAGTAACATTAGAGCCGACTGTATAGTCTAGTATACTAGTCTGTAGCTCTGTCTGATTGCCAGTGATACTTAGAGTTACGACCGCGCCGGTTGTCGGTGTTTCTACTTCAGTGGTTGTTGAAACGCCAGATAGCGAAAAGCTCGATTCAACCGACCCAGTGATATTAGAGTCATTAATAACAAGAGCTTGAACTCCAGTCAGAGTAAACGAAATTTCACTGCTTGCGCTTATAGACTGCAAAGGCACTGTGGAACTATTTCCTACAATGCCAATTGATACTTCTATGCTTGGTGAAACGGTTCCGGCAGTTGCTGTCGACGCGTTCCCACTAATGTCGAGAGAGAATTCTGGTGGAGATAAGTTCCCTAGTGCAAATGTTCCCTCGTTTCCAGCGAGAGTTATATTTACATCCTGAGAATTGATCAGAGACTCGATTGCTGTCGTCGTCTGATTACCAGTAATTGACAGATCTACGGTCTGTGAAGTCGCGATAGACTCTATAGTGGCCGAACACTCTACGCCAGATAGCGTTACATTTACGTCTTGTGAAGTGGTAACCGGCTCGATCGCCGTCGATGTCTGATTGCCGGTAATTGACAGATCTACTGTCTGCGAATTTGTTACAGAATTTACAGAGACGGTTGTCTGAGATCCGCTTAAAGTCTGTGAACAGACTTGCGATGTCGTAACCGACCCTCTAGTAGCCGTTGCACTTACAGTAGTTAATGCACGACTTAGCGCTTGAGATGAAGCAACCGACCCTGGAGTTGCTGTCGCGCTTACTGTAGTTAATGCACGACTTAGCGCTTGAGATGAAGCAACCGACCCTGGAGTTGCTGTCGCGCTTACTCCAGCCAACGTAATGCTGACTTCGGAGGATGCGACTACATTACCGGTATGTGATGTGTATTCTTCGGCAAAATATAATGCACCAGATTCGTCTGTGTAGATTGAACTACCGGTGCTGACACTCGCTGAATTAGAATATAGTTGTTCGGTTGCCATTGATCATGATCAATGCTTGAAAGTGGTACAATCAGACCAGACGAATGAGTCCCGTCGTTGCGTCGTTAGTAGGCATAGTCAGCGTTAATGTTCCGGCAGTAATTGTCTGAGACGTGAACGTGTGAACCGATACTGCCTTATTTGCCTGTGAAGTATTGAATATCAATACGGCATTGAAAGCAGTCGTCAGCGTTACGATCGGATAAACGATATTAGCAGACGGAGTCACAAAGGCGGTTGTGCCACTTGTATTAGGGACGGTGCCAAATGTTACGGCTACGCCACCAGCTGTATAGCCTGTGCCAGTTACTTCGCCAGTGTCGGCGACTGATCCGACTGTTCCGCCGTATGTAGTTGTCGTGGCGTCCTTGGTGGCAGTAGTTACGTATAGAGCGGCGCGAAATGAATCGACGCCAGTACCACCTCTAGTAACTCCGACACCAAAATTGTGGTGCCCGAGTAGTAATTCTTTTTTGAATGATGTGCATAAAGCCTGCGTATTACTCACATTGATACCTTACTTTCTTGTTAATTGAATTTGTTTACATTGATGCTAGACCGGGAGCAAACAGACCCTGTTTGAGCTGAAGCTGCGCCTCACGTTTGACGATTTCTCCGTCCTTGCGCCATTCTTGCCAATTGATAATTTCATTTTCATTTTCTTCTTTGCCTTCGGTCTTGATCAATTCAGATTCTTCAACCATTCCGAGTGTCGTAAAAATTTGCGCCATAATTAACTCCATTATAAATGATTATAAATGTTCATCACCACGATGAACCTTGTTTGTTATTTAATCACTTCAATCCAAGGAATTTTGGAATTGTTAACATCAGCTTACTAATGAATCCGCCGATCTTAGTCTTGTCTGTCAGATCAGTCACCGGTTTATCCCAGACGGCAGTAGCTATAGCACCAGAATCAACTGATGTATTAGCCCAAGCAGAAAGTGTAATATGCGAAGTTGTATCTAATGTAACTGCCATCGGGAATTCTAAATTCAGCATTCTTGTAATTCCAGTATACGACATTGCTTTAGCATACTGTTTTTCTCCTGTTCCATGATTAACATAAACTAAGCATGGTGTATAGTAATTATTAATCGCAGCTGCATCCAACCCTAGCGTAATAGTATACTCTGTTGCCGAAGTTACATGACCAGAATACCCTTTAGCACGCTCTAAAACAGAGTATGAAACATACATCTGATCTATGTTGAGTATGACGTCTGATAAAGCAGTAGAGTAAAATCTAACTTTCACGTCACCTATCAAACCTGGCTGATTCCCAACAAATGATTGATACATGACAAATCTATAAGTGTTATCACTGGTAGAACCGGCTATAGTTCCGACGAATTCCCATGCAGAATTATGATAATTCCACATAGCGACATTCATTATTTCATGTTTATCTCCGACTCTACCAGTTATGACTAACTCTGTAGGAATAGTATCTAGCCCTATGTCAAATAGATATGTTACATCAAATAGCATAGTAGAGTCAGAGATCACATGATATACATGATCTAAATTTCTAGTATTTGCAATAGAACCAGATGTTACAACGCCAGAAATTAGAGAGAATTCAACAGCTGCAGCATTAATGCATGCACTGCCTATAGCGATATTGTCTATAGACTCTAGAATCGTGCTAGACGATGTAAGCAATCTTTGCAACTGTGTACTATTAGAATCAATCTCTTGACGAATCTGAACCGGAGTTGGCGGAACAGGTATTGTTGGAAACGCCGTAGTAAGCGTTCGATTATTAAATGCCCATATTTCTGAGGCAGATGGAGCAGCTCCACCACCCGAGTAAACAGTGTTAACTACCGATGATACTTCGGCAGGATATATTGCAAGCTCTGTGACAGAATCATAATATGCTGTTGGATAGTTGTCAGAAAATAGAACACCGAGAACTTTGGTCTGTCTTAGATCTATGAATAATTTCCAACCATTATACAGAAAGAATGTTGCGCCTGATCGGCCCCCGGGAATCGCGTCAAAACCAGAATATCTGATTGCCGGCAAAAACCTAGTTTCTCTGGCAATCCATCTAACCCAGGCAGAATATACATCTGCCATAATATCTAGAGTCGTTACTCCAGAATTTACATGAATCTCTTTAGTAAATCCGTTAAATGAAACCTTTTCCTCTAGAGCCCATTCAACGCCGAAGTTATCCCATACTAATGCAGACATTATGCAAGTTCTTTATATCCAAGCATAGCGCCGGCAGTTACTACCGAAGCAGCTAATTTGGTTATAACTACCGTGAACGTATAAGAATCTGAATCATCTGCAAGTCTATGATACCCTTCATCATTTGTTTCGTAATATTCTCTCAGATCTAAATTAGTCACGCCCTCTGGAACGTATAGTGAAATATATGCTTCACCGCCTGTGGCCGCCGTGGCACCGATATCGCCCTGAGCTTCGCCGCCTCCGGTTATTCCCCAAGTTGCGCCAGTTAACACCGCGTCGTCGATGATAGAAACTCGTGCGCCACCGGTTCCTGTAACTAAAATGCTAAGCTTCTCAGGGTATATACCGACTCTAGATCCAGGCTTTACTCGCATAGAAAGCAGAGGAGTTTTTGTTCCGACCGTGACTGGCGTAATTCTTTCGATATCTGAATAGCGCCAGTAAGTGTAGTTAGTTTCACTTTCCGAGTATATGGCAGTGCATATTACTTTTAGCTCTGATGTTGAGGCCGTTGCGCCAGTATTAGTATTTTCGTATCTGACCGGTAGAGAACCGGTCCTCATATACGCGCCGATGCGAGTATTTGGATTGTGAAATGTATGACAGACCCATCTTGATCCGTCCGGAGCCAGAACACCAAAACGAACTGGCCCGACTCCTAACCAGGCATAGTCAATAAAATAGAAATTTGCCATTGTGACGTCGATCGTCATCCCAGACATACCAGTTCCGTCTAGCTTATCACCATTCCATGACTCCTGAGGAATTCTTTCCTCTACAATAGAGCCTGAAACGCTCGAGCGTAGTATTACGCTCAAAGTAGTTCCATTTAGTTCAAAGAAGATACCGTCTTCTACATCAAAATAGCCCCATCTGCGAAAGTTATTCGCCTTTCCGGCATCTCCATTAGCGATGGTCAGAATGACTAAATTGCCCACGCCCGGCTGATAGTAATGATAACGATTTGTGGTGCGAGTAGCAAAACTGCCAGATGTAGAATTTACGGCCATCACAGTATTTGCTGCCGTCTGATTCCACGTTAACGTTCCACCGACTCCAGTTTTATCTTGAAAAAGATCTGCCATGTCAGTATTAGTATATTCATAGCCACCGAGAATATGGGCCGTACCAACTCGTAAATTTGCAAAAGCATCCATTGTCGGAGAACCTTCTGCAAATCTTACATACGCCTGACCGCGAATATCTACTTGTTGAACTTTTGTAGGATCATTCGCATCGGCCACATGCATCACTTGAGTGTGGACAGTGTCGGCACCAACGACATTCTGTTTGGCAAACATTTTTTTGCCGACGCTGTCGGGTGGCACCTGTATATACGAATTAGTCATTATTAATTATCCTTAAATTGATCACTTACTATATTTATGCAACGTAACTTACATCGGCCTCGGCCGTTGCAGATATAGAAATGCCTTTGGATTCGATGATAGTACCAGTAGACACACCCGGCTTTGCGACGCCAGGATTTCCCCAGACTAACGTCACGTTTCTATTGGTTCCACCAGCATACCCTGATTGTGTATTGCTAGAAAAGTCAAACGAGAATGGAATAGATGCCGCAGAAATGGTTCCGGTGATATCTGTCGCGTTTTTGTCTTTAACGATGACAGCGGTTCCTTCACCGAAATCATCTCCAGCAGGAGTTGTCGTGTAATACAAAGTGTAGTAACCAGTTCCATCAGAAGTCAGATTTGCGTTGAAATTCAGAGTACCGGCCGATGCGTATGGAAAAATATGCTCTACGCCGCTGTCATCAATAAACACGATGTCGTTCAAGTCGGCGTCAAGCGGCGTAAAGAATGCTTTAGTGTAGAGAGTAGGGCCGACGAACCAGCAGATCAAGTCAGCAGTTTTGCCAGTAATTGTTCCACCCGTTCCACCCGTGTTAATGTCCGTGCCTTGGCGAAGCAGATATTGCATCTTGGTGTAAATCTGAAAACGAGTCAGATTCGTGTGAGTGATGTGCTTCTTGAATGGATAGCTACCGGCGCCGATTGTTTTGTTCGTAATTGCTGTGTCATACTTAATAGTGCAAGTATCATACGGAGCTAGAAGAATGGCAGTATCATCTGCCTTCAAGTTCAAGTCGGCCGAGGTGTTAATGCCGAATGGAAGCTTGTAGGCGCCAGTAGCATTTTCTGAAATGTCTGTCAACGATACGTCATCGAATGTGTAACCATACGTACGATTGAATGACTTGAAGAATGTTCTGCTGTCAAACGATCCGTTAGAAGCATCACCAAATACCTGAATAGCTTCGTTCGGCAAATCAGTGAATGTATAGTTGATTGCCGACCCGGTCGATGACTTCTGGTAATAGCATTGAGATCCTGGAGAAACAGAACCCTGAAGAACTGCTCCGAAATACTGTCGATTTAATACTCCTGCGTTTGAGTACTCAGACCAACCAGCATTGCGAATCATTTGACGAGTAGCATCAGATCCTGGCTTCCAACCATTTGCTGTACCGCCCGGATCTTTACCGAATACATACTGACCCGATCGATTATCAATCTTATTCATTGGGAATGGATAAGGCTTGTACGTAGCAGTTGCCCAAAGGTCAACAAACTTTGACCAGATAGCATTACCGTCAACGCCATCTTTAGCGATTAATCCGCCAGTGGTTGAGCCGTCTGCAGATGCGATAAAATCGAATGTCTTAGCAGCAGTGTTAAATGTGATGTTAGTCCCAACTACTAAGGCATCTGGGTCAGTTATCATTGTCATTTTCTTGTTTCCTAACGTTTATTGTTATTTAATGTTAATCCAGATATGATAGATCTGGTGGTTGAATAATCGGTACAGATGCATCTGTAGTAGATAAAGGATAATTTCTAATTGCTGCTGGATAGAATCCTGGCTTGTTGATGACGATATCGACGGTTTTAGCTACTTCATAGATATAACCAAAAGAAGTTCCAGCATAATCTTCTGTGTTCGATAGAACATTTTCTGTTCCAGATTCTATAATAGTGATATCAGAACCAGATTGCAAACCGTTAATCGTCAATGTGTTAACAGAAGCAGGATAATAATTTGCGGGTGAGTTATCCAATTCTGTAAAAATACGAACAGCTTGTAACTTGCTAGATGGTTGTGGAGCAAATACACCGACCGTATTAACAGCAGTAATTGTTCCATGAACACCAACAAGTGCTACAGAACCTGATGCATTAGATAAACCGGGAGCTGTATTTCCATATGATGCGGATGTTACAGTAAATGTAGTAGCATCAATCACGGCATGGACATAATATGTAGTACCGGCAGTCAGACCGCCTAGTGTTGTAGCTACTCTGAATCCCATACCAGGAAATAGATCTGCTGTACTTGCACATACAACAGAAGTATAACCGCCGGTTAGTGTAGTTACAACTACACCTTGAGGGAAATTTACTGTCCATGTTGAACCAGATCCAGTTCCAGCGATATTTGATACAATATATGTACCATTGACCACGCCTGTACCAGTAATCAACATGCCGACCTTAATAGTACCAGAAGCAAGTGTGCCGACTGTTAATGTTGTTCCAGAGATATTTGAACTTGTCATTGATGCTGGTGTGTTCGCTACTGTATTAGTAATTGTTGTATTGATCGTGGTTGAGAAAATAGTATTACCAGTTACCCAGGCACCTGTCAAATTATTACATACCAAACTTCCTGTTGTATTAGTTGTTACCGTTTCGTCATCAACTACAGTAGCGGTGGCGGTGGCAGCAGCTGCCAGTACATTATTACGAAGTACTTCACCGGGAATAAATTGAGCAAATTGACTGGTATATTTCAACACATACCGACTAGAAACTCTGAACTTGATTCTAAATCCAGTTGACGGATCGATTGCTGCTTCAGATGATAGATTGGCGATACCTTTAGCACCATTAACTTGTTTCCAAGTACCAGAATAACCAGCACCACGATCTAGATCATACTCAACTAGAGCACCCAGTGAAGTTACGGGACTTAGACCAATATCAATGCCATAGATATGAGGCCTGCGTTTTGAGAAACCAGTCACGCCCTTGATGATATGTGGCCATTCAAAAGTTGCCACATCATTATTGGTAGTAAATGCCAGACCGCCTGCGTTATCAAAGTACAATGAACCAGAATCAAATGTATATGGTTTAACAGCTTTATTTGAAGCTGACATTCTCAGATCTAAACAACCTTTATTGACTGGACCAAATGTCATTTCATGGAACATGTTGTCATATACAGCTGCCAAGTTAGCTGTTGCAACTGGCAAACTATCTTGAGTCGGATTTGTAGAAAGATTCCAAGTCGTCTGGTTGTTAACAGGTAATGAATCAGCACCAGGCACACCCTTGTATATAGTATCTAGTGACTGCGCACCCCATGCGCTTCTACCACTCAGCGTAGATTTTACATTCTGTAGCTTAATACCAGATGACGCATTGTTAATGATCGAATCGAAGTATAGTGCAGCAATATAGTTACGAGGATTTACCATCGTAATGTTATGTAGGTAAATGTTATATCCTGCAGTTGTATAGTTCAACAAGTTACCAGTACTTCCATTAAAAGGAATTACAGCATTCTTGATAGTGATGCCGTTAGTACCTGTTGATGGGAATACAAGAGTATTACGATCAGCCATGAGTGTACTAACTGGATTATAGTTATCAACTACGTGATTAGTAGAAGATGCATATGCGAATGTTGCATCTGCTGCAGCAGAGAATTCCGTACTATAAACTTGATTCTGGTCAGATGGCACAAAATTCGATGTAGTATCTACGTGCAGGTGAGCATACTGTTGCGCAGACGGAGCAGCTTGGATATTAGTTACAATACCAGCAGGAGCATCATGCAAGAAGTAACCAGCTAGACCGTCGGTAACGTTGAACAATTGCTGTGGCAACACTTGAGTAATTAAAGTAGTCGTTGCTGCGGTAGGAACAGGAATATCCGAACCAACCGTAACCATTGCTCTTGTAGCCTCAACTACCGACCCCATCAAAGGTAACTTAATCACAGCATTTGTTGTGTTTGCTGTAGTAGTAAATGTAACAGAATATCGTTTCCACTGGTTAGTTAGTGTTAGATTAGCAGTAGCAGTACCTAGCGTCAAATCAGCTGTGATGTAACTTCTCAAATCTGGGTGTCTTGCTCTTAGGTAGATTGAAAATGTATATGGAACTCCAACACCAGTGTTAATGGTCTGTGTTAGTGTACCGTTAGCTGTAGATGCATATAGTGAAGAGCCTGTACCAGCAGCAGCTGCACCGTTAACGCCGATAAAGATATCTAGTGGAGTATAAGCAGCAGCATTAGTTGCGGTAATGCCAGATGTAGTCCATGTAGTTGCTAGAGTGTTTGACTGCAGTGCATTATTTTGAATAACTTTTGGTGCAGTAGCGATAGCAGCAATCTCTGGTAATTCAGCACCAACCACGAATCTTAGAGTTTGGTTTGTGAAGGTATTTGTGTTCGCTGCAGTTACTGTCATTGATGTAGCAGAATCAATAGTATCTACTTTACTATCGAGACCAACATTTGAACCGAAAATGTACATGCCTGGCGCCGGGCTGAAACCTACATAAGTGCGATTATTGCCACGAGAAGTCACATCAGCAGTTAGATTTGCAGATAGTATGATTGTATCAAAATCTGGTACATCCGTTACAGTTGTCCCTACAGGAATACCCGGTCCCGTTACTATCGCTCCTGGAATAATACCAGTAGCAAAGAAGTTGAATACTAGAGAGGATAAAACATTAGTGCCCGTTTTACCATCAATTTCAAAAGAGGATTGCCAGTAGTACCAAGAACCGTGTGTTGTTATAGTGGACGCAGCAGCCGTACCTGAACAGTTAGTAATGGATGCTGCACCGCCACCAGATAATTTACGAAGTCTGTAGTAATATGTTGTGTCTTTAACAACACCATAAGTATCACCAAATATCATCTGGCCCGCAGTAATAGACTGTGTAGCGCCGACCAGCGTTGTTTCATCTCTTTCAGTAAATCCCGAAGTAGTCGATCTATAAAGAGCATATGCACCTTTATAGAAAGTTGCAGTTAAACCTGTTGCTGTTTTCAGTGCTGGTCGGTTGATCACAAAAGTCGTTGCATTGGTGATACTTGTGACGATAGCGGCATTTGCTTGTGACCCTAATGCACCAGCACCGAACCATATTGCTCCTGTGGCAACCATATTACCACCATTGAATGAAACAACTGTACCAACTTGTAAACCAGCAGTTGAAGCACAAGTAATAGTAGAACTTCCGAGTGTAGTAGCAACCGATGTAGCAGTATTCAGTGCCTGATTGAATTCAGTTGACTGATGGAATATCGAGATACGGTTATGAACTGGCATAACATCTGTATACAGCGTCCAAGTTGGAGTTGCTAATGAAACATCGGCAGTATATGCAAATTTCCCTGTCAATGTTGATATAACACCAACAGCATTACCGCTGTTCGCCATAGCAATCCACTGAGTGCAGTCAGGAAGATATTTTAGAGCAGACCAAGTAATACCATCAGTAGAAGTACAGAAGCAAGACGATACAGATGCCGGCGCGAATACGCTATGAGAAGTAGCAGTAAATGCTGGTCCAGCCAAAGCAACGAATACAGTTCCAGTGAATAGTATTTTGTTGTACGTCATCCCTGATGGCAATGTTGCTGCAGTACCTGCAGTCCATGATGTGCCATCAGTAGAATATGCAGTCGGTCCGTTAGTTGCTGAACCAGAGATCGCAACGAATCTTGAAGAACCATATGCAATAGATTGCCACAATGATGATGCAGGTAGTGCAACCGCAGCAGACCATGTTGCGCCATCCGTTGACCATGATGATCCAGTACTAGCAACAGAACCGCCAGCAATAGCTACAAATCTGCCGGCATCACTAGAAGTAACAGAGATCCAAGTTGCAGATGGTAATGTTCTGGTAACGCATGTAAATGTGCCAGCTGTCAGAGAAACGCTGAGTGCTGATGTAGAAACGGCGGTACCGCCAGCTACACCGACCCATTTATTAGTAGCTTGAGAATTATTAAATGAAAGATTCTGCCATTGTGCCGAAGCTGGATTATTATTATTTGTAGACCAATCTTTGCCATTTTTAGAGATAGCGAATAGAGCAGTTGCTGCGCCGCCTCTTAAATCTCTCCAGTAAACAGAAGTCGTTGTTACTGCTACTGGCAACTGATATGCAGTCCATGTCGCACCATTGTCATCAGACACCATTGCTGTATTTGCACCTGAAGCAACTTCACCTGATAGGAATACCCATGAACCATTACCATAAGCAAGTGCTGGTGCGACTTCTTGAGCATACTTAGGAACAATACCGACACGTTGTGGCATCTGCAGATACTTTGGAAAATTGCCATGAACCGCACATAGAGGCATGGAATCTATATAACCAGTTTCGTCGTGATAATTATGAGTCTTGTAAGAACGAGACTTGAACCAGTACTGAGTATCTTTAGGAATTGGTATTCCATTCTTCACATCTGAGAATACACGAGCAAGAGATGCCCAATTGTACCCCTCGTTGTTGATACCTTGTTTATGAGTTACGTTGGTAACTTTTGTGTTACTGACCACAGAGCAACCAATAACACCATTCACATTGTACAGCTTGATGTTTGAATATGTGTGATTTGCACCAGCAGTATTAGGCGAAAATGCTGTATTATAAGGACGAACTTTTGGATATGAACCAACCATCATACCCTTGAAATTATTCACAGTCACGTCATTAGAATATCCAAAACCTAAGAATCCAGCAAAGGTAGAACCGATAGCCGGCGAAGTACCAGTACCTGACGCAGCATGACCACCGAATGTCATTGTAACATTCTGAAGATTTGCATTAGATACATAAATCCAAGGTGCATTAGTTGTAGTATTTCCAAAACCAGCCACGCTGGCCTGCAACATTCTATTATCGCGGTATGACCACGGGCCATAATAAGAGTATGTTACATTACCAGTGCCAGTCGTATGTGCTGCAGTAGAGATCACAAGTGATGTTGTAGAATTCACTGTTGTAACTGTTGCCGCATGAATTGTGGTAGAAGTTATTAGGGCACCGGGTAGAATAGCAGTTGATGCCGGAATAGTAATAGTGGCTGATGTTGCTGTAGATGATCCTGTAGCAGCCAGAGCGACGGCACTTGGTGCCACCTGTCCGACAGGTGGCAGACCAAAGGCAACATTATTCATTGATACCTGATAACACTCAGATATGAATGGTACGTACTGACCACCACAATTTGTCATTGTGACTGATGCTGCTTGGGTTAAGTTGGAATACGACTCACCAAACAGAGTTTTATCAAAAGTGAATTTACCTCCACCGGCAGATGTTCTTAGATGGAATGGTGCATTAGTACTAGCAAACACGTTGTTCATATAGTTTGCTGGAGAGTAGTCTGTCAGCAAGATATTTTGAACACGAACTTTTGCCCCAGTTGGTGGAATCTTTCCATTTACATCATCACCAAATCTCAATGTTGATGTATTCTGTACATAAAGAGGTCGGATTGCGACCATTGGAATATTTGCAAAACCAGCAGTAGATGAAGAAGAAGCGTAAGCTACTACGACATTAATAGTAAATATTGTAGCACTGAGTACTTCCTGCACGATCGCTGTGGTACCACGACCATATACCCATGTTCCTGGCACAAGACCAGTTGTAGAGTCGCATGTTATAACATTGGTCAATGCCATGACATTGCAATTTGATAGCATCAGATACTGACATGCTGCTTGATTAGTATCTTGAGTGAATGCCTTACCACCTTCTTCATTACCAACTGATCTTAAACCATTGCGGAAATAGTTGTATTGGTTAAATTCTGGAGCGCCAGTTACATTGACCCATGGTTCATAGATACCAGAACCAGCCGCAGTCTCGATTTCCACCACAGGAATATAATCACCGAATGTATATGGAGAAGTGAATGTCTGACCTGCTGCACCAGTGGAAGTTCCAATTTCAATATAGTTACCAGCTGATTCAAATTCACCAAGACCATTTGTGCAGTCAATTGTAGTTAATTGATTACCAGATGCCATTCTTCCGGTACCGAATCTAATTGGTTCTGTTGTGCTTGTGTTTTGAACTAGAACCTTACCATTCGTGATAACAAGGGCTGTAGCACCTGCCAGATATATTTTCCGATCAGTGTTGACTGTTAGAGTTGCACTGTTGTTAACTGTGATACCGTCACCAGTTACCAATCGTGGCTGAATTAGTTTGAATTCACGATTGTAAGTGGCCGACGTGATTGTTGAGCTCGACCAATTGATGCCGTCATAAGAGAATGCTCCGACCGTTGATGATATTGTCAATGCAGTAAACATCTGGAAACCATCCCAAGCTGCTTTCCCGCCGGCGACAATCCAGTTACCGCTTGCTGGCAATGTAGATGATGACCATGTTGCACCATTATCTGTTGAATATGCAGCAGTCGTTCCAGTTGATGGAACGCATACCCATGTGCCGTTAACTCCACCAAGATTTGCCCATGATAGCATCGTCCACGCAGAAGCAGAAGGAAGTGCAGTTGAACGCAGTGTCCACGTCGAACCATCTGGAGAAGTATATACATCGCTCGATCCATTAGCTACTAAAACGAAATAGCCATTAGCAAATTTTAGATCAATCCACGCTAATGCAGCAGGAAGAACAATTGGAGACCAAGTAACACCATTATCGTCAGAAACCGCGCAAGCAGTTGAAGATGGTGCAATTGTTACGAAAGTGTTATTCCCAAAAGCAAGTAATGACCATGCCGCAGCAGAAGGTAGAGTAGAAGCCGTCCAACCGATAGCTTCTTTATGTCGCATATATGCAGCTGCAGTAGTGGAAGTGTTTACAGATACAAATGACCCATTACCATATACACATTTTTTCCATGCAGTACCAACGGGTAACATTGATGCTTGGTTGGCAGGAGCACTACCTGTTGTTATTGGAGCGATTGTTGCTGTAGATGTTCGGTCGGCAGCAACATAAACTAAAAGGCCATCGTCTGAAATATCCCAACCAGTCCATACAATGTTAACAGATGTGATTAGACCTGAAGTTGTCCAGTTTTGCCCGTTGACAGAATAGTATGCAGCACGGCCGTTATTAATAGTAGTCCAGAACTGGAACCCTACTTCATCAATCGACTGATTAGTCGTTACCACATATTGAGTCATTGATACACCTCAGGCCATCCGTTTTCGATATCTAAATTCTCTGGAGTTTCCATGTTGTAAACTTGTTCTAGAAGATACTCTGCATAGCCAAATAGAACTGATTCTTGATACATTTGACCTCTATAAATCTGCACAGCTAAATCTGGCGTCATTAGAATTTTCTCTCCAGACATAGTTTTCCACGACAAACCTTCTGGAAGGACTGCTCCAGCAATCATGATTGATAGTTGTTGTAATTTTGAATGTGTATCAGAATGGAACCAATGATCGCCTACTTTAGCTCCGCCAGTCAACATAAAAACATCGCGTTTATTCGCAATGATTTTTGCTAAGTTGTCTGCTATATCTTTTCGTGCTAGATCAATATGCCCAAAATCACCATTGCTGGCGCGCGTAAAGAGTTCTCGATTATATTCATCAGTGTCATCTTTATGAGCGATAAATGGAATCTCGGATTCTTGTCCATCAAATAAAACTATTAGTTCTATTGATGTTCTAGTTCTCCACTTTGGATTTATTGCTGAGATATATTGCATTTTCTATTGGCACCATGTTTGTTTTGCTTCACCGTAGTAAGGTCTAGCTAATCCAGCTTTTATCAATTCTTGGCTCAAATTCTTAGAATTAACAATAACATTAGCATCGATCCGACCACCATATTTATCATATTTAAAGTCAGTTAAAATAATCGTTTTAGAATTTCCGATTAGTTTTATCAACATAGCTTTAGCTTCTATAGCTTTTTTATTTTCTTCTAGACATTTTCCAGCCATTTCTGGAGTATCAATTCCAAGCAATCTGACTGATGCTTTATCAAGCGGAGCTGGCATTTTGGGAAGAGTAATCATTATCGTATCGCCATCATGGACATAACGAACTTTTACGACAAATTCTGCCGCGAAAGCGTTGTTGATGAATAGTAGAGCAATGATTATAAATTTTTTCATGCAAAAAATATATTGTAAATGATGTAAATGTTTTCTGCAAAAAGAATAAAAAGAATAATGAATGCTATTATTTCAAGTTTCTTTGAGAGTAAATGTAAATTAGAAATTCCAATGATCAGAGAGGCAAACCACATCGTAACAAACATACCAAGCAAACTACTAATCAATAACAACATGCTCCACAGCACATCAGCTATAAACAAACGTAAGTCTATCTGACCATCGTTTATTATACTCGGAATCACCGTTAGCCCATTTCTCTGTTACATCATTATCTGCACCAATCGTAACTTTTCGTATTCTCCAAAGCAACGCAGTCTCTGATGCACCAACTATGGCTTCACCTTTATAGAGTTCATTGTCAGAGATAAAATCGATTCGTTTAGAGTATGGCATTTCTTCGTCTGTTGTAGATGTAGTGCCTCCAGTCGAAGGAGTAGAAAACACAATCTTATTTAATGTAGCGTCATACGTCATCACCTTACCATGTGCAAGATTAGACAAGTCAATATCATCCATTCGAAGAATTTTAACTTCGCCGCCGCCGCCGCCGCCTCCCCATCCAGTAGAAGAAGGCCTAGAATCGACGTGACGCTTCAAATTCGTGATATCGTCCTGAAGTTTTTTGACTATCGCAACAAGCTTCTTTTCAGTATCAGTCGCAAGCTTATCTACTCTAGAATCAACTAATTCGGATAGATCTTCTTCTGTTACTTGATTAGCTTCTAGCTCATCGATCTTGTCGATAACTTGAGCGCGTTTCTCCGTTATCTTTTTGGCAGTAGATACTGTCTTGAAAAGATCTGAGAGAAGAGGTGCTACTTCTGTTTTCTTGCGATGTTCTTCTGCGATTGCACGTGCTGCTTTATCGGCAGCAGCCTGCTTCATCAGCTCTGCAAAAGAGGCAAGATTAGTCATTTAAATGTTAATGACGGCAAAGTAAAACGTTTACTTTCGCATTGGTCCCAGTTAATGTAGTAGCATTAATTCTAAAGTAACCCCACGGTGAAGTGATCAGAATTTTATCAGATACTACAGTAGTGCCGAGAGTCAGCGTAACCGAACCAACAGTAAGCCAATTAGTACCATTGTTAGATGCTTCAACAGTAACGACGGCAGATCCGGAACCAGCCGTAGTCAATCCGATGGCTTGAAAAGTGAATGATGAATCTGATGATGAAGCCATCGGATAAGAATTAGAAATTTGTCCACCAGAGCGCAGAGCAGTTGCATAACAAACGCCTGCCGGCATAATGGTTGAACCAATGTTAATGCTAATATTAGCAGGAACCGTAAATGTAGTGGCGTCAGTAACAGTGACGGTGAATTCTTTTCCAACTGCTTGCCAGAATGTTACCGTATCGCCAGTTACTAGAAGGTGATTACTCGCTGTGACTACTGTCACAACGTCATTTAGAACAGTAGAACTACTGATAGCGAGAGATCTTGATAGATTTGTGATTTTCATATTTTATTTTCTTATTCGATCATGGTGATTGAACCATCACAATCTTCAGTCAAGTACTTGACCGTGTCGTGTGGAGTGTCTTTAATATCAACGATTGCTGGAGTAACCTGTGCCAGAACATCATTGACAAATTTGGCGCATTGCCATTTGTTTGGATTATTAGTATCAGAAGTGAAAAATGCCTTAAGCGCTTCCCATTTAGAGTATTTTAGTCCGACTTTAGACAGCATGTACTCTTCGTGCTCTTTAGTAAACTTGAACTTAGTTTTTATCAGATAACAAGGAAGTTCTTTAGACAGAGGATAGATTCGAATGTCAGGCACTACAGACTCTACAACAAAAACTCTGCCGCCAGTCACGAAGGCAAGACCTACATGATTGTATTCTGACATAGTAAACATTTTTATCAGATTAAGCTGTATTTGGCGTATGGATGTCCACGGACCTGATTCGTCCCATGCCAACACGTCAAAAGTCTTTATCTCATGTCTAATATCTTCATATTTCATTATTCTTTCCTCCAGTAAATTCTATTTAATATTAAATAAACAGTGGCCTCGCGATATTACAAGTATCCAGGACCTCTAGTCAACCCACTTTAAGGATCTATATGACCAGCAAATCTATTTATTATTGCGTTTACCGTATCACTAACTTAGTAGAAAAGAAACACTACTACGGCTACAAATCTTCTAGCATTCATCCATCTAAAGTTATCGGAGTAACTTATTTCAGCTCACTTACAGGAGTTGAAGGTGCGGCATTTAGAAAAGACCAAAAAGAAAATCCGCAAAATTATAAGTACAAAATAGTTCAGATGTTTAGCACTAAAGAAGAAGCATTAGCAAGAGAAATTTTACTGCATGCTAAATTTAATGTAAAGAATCATCTCAATTTTTACAATAAATCAAACCAAACATCGGTTGGTTTTGATACTAGCGGCAAAGTTGCAGTCAAAGATAAAAACGGGAATAAATTTTTTCTAGAAAACAATGATTCTAGATTTTTATCAGGAGAATTAATTAGTATTAAACGCGGAAAAGTCACTGTTAAAGACATTAATGGAAAATGTAATATGGTGGACAAAACCGACCCCAGATATATTTTGGGTGAATTGGTAAGTATTAACAAAGGTAATGTTGTAGTTATAGATAAAAATAATCATAAGTTTTCAACATCTACAACAGATCCGAGATATATTTCTGGAGAATTGAAGGCTATCGTTGCAATCAGATACATGGAAGATGCTAATGGAAATAAAATTTTATTGGATAAAACAGACCATAGATTTATTTCCGGAGAATTTATTTCTTCATTAAAGGGAAAAATAGCTACTAGAGATAAAAATAAAAAATTATTAGTATCTATAGACGATCCGAGATATATTTCTGGAGAATTGATTGCATGGCAGAAAAACAAAATTATGGTTAAAGATAAAGATGACAATAATCTTAAAGTGTCTATAGACGATCCGAGGTATATTTCAGGAGAGTTAACTCACATATCTAAAAATAAAGTTGTCGTGGTGTGTGCCACGTCAGGAAATACATTTCAAATATCTAAAGACGATCCGAGATATATTTCTGGCGAATTAAAAGCTTTACTGAACTATAGAGTTATCGTCGAAGATCTAAATGGAAAAACATTCATGGTATCTAAAGACGACCCGAGAATAATATCAGGGGAATTGAAAAATTTTCTTAAAGGAAAAATCATAGTAAAAGATTCAGACGGAAATATATTTCGAGTAGATAAAACTGATTCTAGATATATTTCTGGAGAATTAGTTAGCGCAAATAAAGGAAACCAATCTGGAAAAGATAATCCATCATTTAAGCAGTATTATAATACTCCGTGGGGTATATTTGACAACTGTTTAAAAATCACACCAACTTTATCATCAAATCCATTTAGTACATTTTGTAAACTCAACGATCTAGTCATGACTAAAATGAGATATAACAATCACGAAATGCTAATAAATACTTTTACAGTCGATGATATCGGCAAAACTTTTAAAGAATTGGGATTTAATTTAATACCAAAAGAGCTATATCAAAGAAATACTGTGTAATTTACACAGTACTGAGCTGTATTTCATTATGCCACCGGCTCGGCTTTCTTCTTAACCAGTGCTACCACGGCGTCGATAATCAGTGATAGAGATGGCTTAGCTTTTTCATACGCTTCGGTCAATTCGCTAGTCACCAGAACAGCTTGCTCTAGAGCAATGTTTAGAATAGCTTTTTTGGCTACTCCGTTGCCAGAATCAGGAAATGCGGATTCAAGCGACACTACCGCTTCTTTGATAAGCGGTAGCATTCTGATGATAAGTGTCAATACGTTAATAAAATTTGTCATATAATTCCTTCAATATTTGCATGTATATTTGACGGTAACTCCGTCTATTATATTTAAACTACCTATGAGAGTAAGTTGTGTCAAGCCCTGCCAGCGGATTGTTGGCATTATTGACAAACCGCAATGCTTTTTTGCGAGTATCGTCTGCAATGTTTCCGTTTGGCATTCCTGCGCCGACATCACTATCGCTCTCATTTCCAAGTTGTTCGGCTGCGCTGTTATTTGCTGGCAATATTCCGGCACGCTTAGAGGTGGCAGCAGTGAGCATGATGTTAACAATAGCAACGATACCACCGCCGATAGCATTAGCAGCATCGACGTCGACCGGAAGCGCGACACCATAAATTTGCGCCACATTAATAATGGCAAGAATAAGAGCACCAAGAACTGTGCTCGTAATCTGTCCAGTTTTCCATGCTTCGACATTAGCGACCTCCGAGCCTTTTCTGAACAAATTTAAAAATGCTTTTAGTTTATCAAACATCGTCTGCTCCGTAACGTAAGTTTTGTGCAATTCGTCTAGACCAACCACGAGAAGCGTTTGGCCAGTTTTTAAGTTTAGTCATAAATTCTAGTCGTTCTGCCAAGAATCTCATTATCAGATCATGAGCCTGCAATTCTTCGATTGCTTCTTTAGAAACTGGCCCAATATGTCCATCGTCTGCGACGCCGATTGCTCGTTGTAGCATTCTGATCGCGGTTCCTACACCAGAATTGACAGCACAGTCCATTAATTGATAAGCGACACCTTCAGGTAGACTATCAATATTAATCGGATCGTAGAAGTCTTTTTTGTAGAGAGCAACCGCCTGTTCGCGAGTCAATGCTCTTATGTCTAGATTAGGATAACTACGCTGACTAATTCCCCATTGAGTCAGACCTCCCGGATCTTGTGGATTATCTACTAATCCACCCTCGTGTGACAGCACTCTATCGATAATTTTTTCAAATGTCATTCAATCTTCCTCATGCTCTTTTATTATTTAACGTTATACGAGAATAAACATTCCAGTGATTTAAATCTATTTCGGGTTTTTGAATTTTATGTCTAACCGATCCATATTTATTATATGTGTCTATGTATTTAACATTCGTATCGATTATTGACTGGACAGCACTGACACTTGACGAATCATTTACCGATGTAGTGAAATTGCCATTAATTTGTACAAAATCTGTCGTAGCCGATAGCTCATACACATTAGATCTATGTTGAACTACTGTCGACCGAGAATCCGATACTGCAACCGAATCTGACATAGCTATGTCTGCTATGTCATTGGATCCATTTATCGAATCTATGGCAAAAAACGCATCATTAGCCGCAACGACTCTGATGACACTGCATGTAACGCTGTCAGAAACGTTACTAGATTCTGCTACTAAACTAGATCTAAGAGCTGTTGCATTAGTAGAGTCGAATCCAGTTACAGAATCGTTAATAGCTCTTACACTAAGTACATTAGAAGAAATATTGCTCGAGCACGAAGTAGATTCCGAAGCGACCGCCGTCGTACTGTATGTCGAATTTTGTAATGTAGAAGTGCTAGTAGAGTCTGAGACCGAGCTGACTTGCGAACCAGAATATTCCTCTGTAGTGCTAGTTGCCAGTGTATCTGATATCGCAAAAGAGTACACGATCGAACTAGACTGAGAAGCATTTGCGGTAGAAGTTTCTGATAAAGTCGCTGAAACTATTCTAGAAACAAGCTCCGAGCTGGCCATAGAGCTTGTTTCTGACAAGCTAGACGAACGAACAGCGCCTGCCGATGATGTTTCCGTTGCCGCTATCGTCTCGGCGATCGTTCTGCTAATAATCGTTCCTAGTATAGCAGAGTCGCCGGTATTAGAAGATTCATTGACAGCAGAAGCAGTAATTTTTGCGCCAGACTCTGACGTAGAAGAAATTGCCGACTCTGCTATGGAGCGAATAGCTAGCTGGGTGCTAGATTCGCTAGAAGTAGCAATTGCAGATTCGGCTCTATTTCCACCGGCTATCAGATAGTTATTAATCGCAGAAGTTGCAGCGGCAGATTCTGATATAGTTTCGGTCTGAATAGAACCATTTGTTTCAATCGTCGATGTATTAGCCGACTCTGTCACAGAACCAACGAATATCGCAGCACTATTTTCTGTAGAAGTGACGCTAGCAGATTCGTTCTTATTAACAGCCGCGACATAAGAAGAATTCTGAGCAGAAGCAGTAGCGGTCGTTTCAGAAATAGAGCCGGCATAGACGATCGCGATCGCTTCTGTGACAGAAGCGATATTGCTTTCAGATAAAGAACTAGATGCTACATTATTAGATGCTTGAGCAGAAGCGGATGCAACAGAATCGGCAGCAGTTGCGACATAGATGCTGGTCGCGGATTGATTAGAAACAATTCCAGAAGTTTCTGATGCATCCGCGGTTGCTATAGCAGATGAATTCTGAGATGTTGAGCTTGTAGTAGAATCGCTTGCAGCAGAAGAAAATACGGCAAGTGCGGACTCTGTAGTAGAATTATTTACCGAATCGGATGTACTAGCAGCGAAAGTTAACGCAGAAGATGTCGACTCTGCCGGAGTAGAAGATTCTGCAATGGCTGCGAGATTAACCGCGGTAGAATTTTCTATTGATGACGCGGCAGTTGTATCGTCTAGACTAGAGCTAGCTAAATAAGTGTTAGATTCTGCGCTAGTTACGGTAAATGGTTCGTCGATCGAATCAGAATGGACGGTGCCGTCGATATAGTCTTCTAAGCTGCTGGCGGATATAGCTTCGTCTATCGCATCATCGTAGACTACACTTGATAGAGGAATTTCAGTTGCTTCTGCTCCAACGAAGATCGGAGTCTTTATCGGCTGGAAAATTTGCCAGGGGTTGTCTGACAGTGACTTGATTTCTGCGTCGGATAGGGCGCGGTTCCAAGCGAGTCCAATCATGAGAGTAGCAGGATTAAACACTGCAGCGCTTACACGCAGTAATGCACCAACTGCAGTCCTATTGAATGTCGTTGATACAGCCGTTGAAGCGATAGCTGTATCAAATTTCCCATCAATGTAACTCCGCACATCGGAATTGTTTATTACTATTGCCCCAGAGTGAGAAACTCCATTTTCAAACAGACGGCCTACGGTAACTGCATCAGGAAATTCGGCCCAATTCGAGTCTCGAGCCCACACACGCATCTTAGCGCCGCTGCCGACAGTATTACCTGAACCAATAGCTAGAATTGGGCCAGAATTTAGAGTAGAGCCGAAACCGTATATTCTACGATCGAGCGGGATAGCTTGGACTCCAACCACCGAAGCAAATATAGTTACCTGGCCCAAAAGATTTAATGACGACGGAGCAGAGTTTTTGTACCAATACGTGGATACACCGTCGCCAGAAAACCCAACCCCCTTAGACGTTGGGGTTTTAGTAGCTGCACCTAACGGGATCACATCTAGCTGTTGAGGTGTAGTTACATCAACTAACCCCCTAGTAAGCGGATTAGCCCAATCTATCCCAACCGCACCCTGCGGTTGGCTCGTGCGTATAATCTTAGAAGTCGTCATGCTGATACTCCTATGATACGTTGGTCAGGTTTGAAGATTTGCCAGGGGTTGTCGGTAAGCGCAAGCATCTGCGCAGGGGTCAACGCCTTTTGCGCAAACGCAAGGAGGCTTTGTGACGTAGTGGATAGTTCTGCGGGGGCAGCAGCATATTGCCAAGCCGTACCACCTACATCCGCGCCAACGGCAGAATTAAATGCAACACCGTCTTTGTACCACGCATACAAGCCTGTTGAACGGTTATACGTCAGCCCAACTACATGCTCCTCGCCAACTGGCATGGTCACACCACTATCAAAAATAACAACACCATCATAAAAAGCGGCACGTCCAGGATACGATCCGTGATTTAGAGCTAATGCGATATTATTGGCAGCATCCGTACACCCAATAGTGTACGGATATGCGTTTTTAGCTATTTGAGCGCCATAAAACAGAATCGTCCAACTAGCTGTTTTCGGTATGCCTAGAGCCGCGACTTGCCCCCCCGAAAGGGCAACGATGTTCGATACCCCTCCGAGGGTTATAGACCTGCCGCTGGAAATAGTTTTGCGCCCCGTAGCTACATTAAACCCTGCGACAATTGCATGTGTAAAGCCAGACCGGGCATCAATCCCCACCGGTCCTTGCGGCTGCGTAGTCCTGACTTTCTTAATCACAATAGGCACATCTGCTTCGCTAGTAACGCTCGGCACACTAGTCCCTAACATCATCGATTGTCTCTGTGTAAAGTAGTTCTTAGGGACAAATATCTGAGACTTCGCGCTTAGTTCAAACTGAGGGTTAACTGCGATTGGCTGAAAGATTTGCCATGGGTTGTCTGAGAGGGACTTGATTTCTGCGTCTGAGAGGGCGCGATTCCAGGCAAGCCCGATATGTATCAGCCCACTAAAAGGGAGTGTTGCTAAAGTCGCTGCTCTCGATCCGATGACTACACCAGCGGGCGAAAAATTCCCGGTTGATGCAGTTGACACGCTTGCTTTTACGCCGTCAACCCATATAGACTTCTCGCCCGTTCCAGACCTTGCAACAGCGCATAGCGAATATTGCTTTTCTGCAACCACTGCGACATTTGTCTGGACAGTTATTGTCGCGACTGCTGAATCCCGCAGTTGCATCGCCCAGCCCTGCGTGGACGTTCTTTGGTTGATAATAAAAAACGAATTCGCGAATGTCGAAACCGACATTACGGCTTTTTCAGACGCAACTTGATTTGGTTTGGCTATGCAAAATAGCGTCATCCCAGCGGGATTGACAGGAATAGCCCTAATACTATCCGTAATACCTATGCGCGAACTTGATCCGTCATACAACGGCGATAGACCCGCTTTAGATACCGCTTGGTTTGTAAGACCAACGAATACAGGGGATGCTCCAAGGGCGTTGCGGCTTACAGTTTTGTTTGTTACCGCAACGACAAGCCCTCGTGTAATCGGATTACTCCAATCAATCCCTACAGGTCCTTGTGGCTGACTCGTACGAGGTATTTTGAATATACTCATTTACCACCCCATATAAGTTGTTGATTGGGTTTGAAGATTTGCCATGGGTTGTCTGACAGAGATTTGATTTCTGCGGGCTGTGGCGCTCTGTTGTAGCCCCATGAAATGATTGTGTCACTCGGATTATCATAGCCTGAGTACCCCGCTAGACCGCCGACACAAACAGATGTAAGAGCTTCATTTGTAAAGCCGATAACATCCCGCAGAGTGAGCGATGCCGAGGCAACTAGCGCTCTGTCTATCCATATTTCATGCAAACTTCCCCGTCGTACAGCGGTAAACAGGTGATATTTTCCGTCTATACCACCAGCGAACTGAACACCAGAACCACCTCCAAGGCCATTATCTGTCAAAAAACAGAGCGTTCCCGCTGAGACGGCGTACGCCGTCGTCATGTTGGCGACTATGTAAAACTGCCCAGCAGCTAACCAATCTTGGCTAAATAACGCATACTTTGTAGCAGTTGATGCTGGGTTAGCTAGCACAGAGACAGCGAAGTCGCCTGTTCCGGAACCATCGCTAGTCAAGATCGGATACTCCGAAAAGACCATACCCTTACCCGATGCAGCCTTTGCAGAAATCCCTTTTACTGTTGCAAACTTTCTCGTGTTATTCGTGGACGCAACTTTTCCTGTGACCAGGTTTATTGCGGCAGTTGCAGGATGGACAAGGAAGCCAAGTCCTTTAGTAACAGGATTACTCCAATCAATCTCCGCAACACCCTGCGGCTGCCTAGTCTGCACAATTGGATAAGGCTTAGTAAAAGCAGGCTCCTGCACAGTC